CTCTATGACCAGGGCTTCACCATCGGTGGCGCACGCCTGCGCATGTCCAGCGATGAGGTCAAGGACGATTCCCTGCAGTACAAGCAGCTGATCAAGCAGATGATTGCTGAGCTGGAAGATGTTCTTGTCGTGCTACGCAAGTAACGCAACTGGATCGAAATACTTCCATCATTCAAAAGCTTAGGGTATATTCCTCGACGTCCTCGCAAGAGCGACGACAGATTCACGCCTAGTCGGGGCGTAGCGCAGTCCGGTAGCGCACTAGCATGGGGTGCTAGGGGTCGAGTGTTCGAATCACTCCGTCCCGACCATATAATTCAATGACTTAGGCCAATGTTCGCACCATTGGCCTTTTTCATGCGCGTGACTTTTGCGTGACTCGTCGTTTTTTCATGCCTGCCTCCTCTTCAAAATTGTCAGAACCGGCCCACGCGAATCGGTTGCTGATACCATGTTCGCAGCTTCAATCAGATGACCGAGCTCAGCGCCCGAGTAGTGACTGGTGATGCTGCCGTTCTTGTGCCCGAGCAAAGCCTTGCGGTCTTCCTCTGTGACACCCGCCGCCCGAAGGCGACGGCCGAAGGTGTGCTTCAAATCATGGATCCTGATCGACAGATAGCCAGGGTGTGCGGGGCGAAGGTTTTTCTCCTGCCAGAGTTTCGCCGCGCGTACGCGTGCCTTCTTCCAGGCTGAATCGTTCATTCGGTGAATCGCGGTATCGTTGTAGGGAAATACCCACTCCTTACTGATGCCGCGCTGCTGGTCGATGATCGACTTTGCCACGGTGTTCAGCACTACCAGCCTGTCGTCACCGTTCTTCACGCCTGAGTTTTCATGACGACCGCCAAAATCAGCGGGTATCAGAAAAACGCTGGTGCTGAGTTCCGGTACCGATATCTCCCAATCCCACCTTAATTTGCAGACCTCCTGCTCTCGACAGCCAGTGTTAACCTTGAACAGGGCCATCGTTTGCAAGTGCGCCGGCAACTCTCCGAACAGAATCGACTGCTCATCCCACGACATTGGGTAAGGCTTGCGGCTCGACTTCTTCTCTTCCAGCTTGGTGAGCATCGGCACGCTATCCAGCCATGGCCTCCGCTCATCGTCTCGCCATTTCCGGGCACATAACGACAATACCCGCACCACCCGCTCAATCGAGATGTTCACCGTCCTGTTGCTGACTCCTTTCTGCACCTTGCCGTCTGCCAACATCTTGGCCGTCAGCCGATCTTTGATAAAAGGCTCCAGAGCCTGGTCATCAATGTGGGTCAGCGGCATGTCGCCAATAAAAGGATCGAGCTGCGAAAGGTGATGCGCGGACAGCTTGAACGACGGCTGATCCTTGATCTCCACCAAAAACTTCATCGCAGCATCGCGCCAGGTCTTCACCTGACGCACCCCGTAGACTTTCTGCTGCCGGAGCTGCTCAAGGCGGTGAATCAAGTACCGTTCTGCTTCTTGTCGGTCAGCTGTGCCAGTAGATTCGTAAAGTCTTTCGCCGTTGATTTTCTTGTCGATATGCCAGAGCCCGTTCCTTTGGGAGAGCCCTGTAATCGTTTTTCGCGCCATTGTGTATCTCCTTTCTGGCGCTCGCTGCGGGGCAATTGTTGCGCCGCTGCGCCTTTTTTATCAATCGCCTTCGCTGCCACGTAGGAGGACGCCCAGTCGTCGAGCTCCTGACGATCGAAGCCGACCCCCCTCTCGCCGATGGGAAATTCGTTCACGAATGGCCGCACGATTTGGTTGAACAGCGCGAGGTTCATGCTCAGGTAGGCTGGAGCTTCGCCCGCACGAATGAAGCGGGGCTGGATTTTGTGTGCGCCCATGGGCTACCTCCGTCCGGGGTCTATGCGGGGTTGAGTGGGGTGATAATCAGGAGGGGGAGCTTCATGGCTGAGTCCACCGCTTCGTCTAAGGTTTCCTCGTTGAGCACCATATTCTGAGGCGTCATACCGGCGAATACCCCGCCATCGCTGATCGTGTCTAGGTCGCGGGAGCGCAGCCACCGGTAGCGCTCGGCATCTTTACGCAGATTCTCGGCATCGATCTTGAGCTCGCCAAAGGCCCAGCTGAGCCCCAGCTTCACGTCCTTGAGCTCGCGGTTCTCTGCCTTAAGCTTTTCGTTTTCTGCCTTGAGAATCTCAACTTCATTTTCCGCACGAATCTTCATCACCTGATATGTGTCGCACAGGCAATACAGGTGGTAGTTCATACCGTGCAGGTCTTCGACCTCGTCCGCCTTAAGCGGGAAGCCGCCTTCAACAAGCCGTGTGATTTGGTCCATTCGCTCCTTGGAAAGATTCATGGCTGCACCTCCGGCTCGCCGGGGAGAGGCATCCAGTGCGTAGGCTTCTCGGCACCGTCGCAACGGCACACACCCCAATCACCGAATCCGAAAGCGTCGAGATCGAACATTTCCTGTTCGGCTCCAGCCCACTCATCTCTCTCCTTGTCAGACAAGAAGTGATCCGGATCAGTGATCATCCCGGAGAAGACTCCAGCGTCACTGCGATAGAAAAGGACCGCAGTGTGCTGAGGGCAGGTATCCATGCTCTGCCATTCCCGGACGGATGCCGCGGTGCGACCAGCAAGGAATAATTCTCTGCCAGCATTGGCTCGATCTATCGATCGCAGCATTTCAAAGTAGGCCTGCACCTTCGTGCGCATCTGGGTAAACACAGCACAGCCGCCCAACCGCATGGCTTCGTCTTCGATGGCGCTGAATTGGTCGCGCAACCACTGCGGTACGGCGTGTCCGGCCTGAGGCGGCCTATCGAACTCGGGCTCGCAATCCATGCAAGTCTCACCGATAGCTCGGCACAAAGCGCAGTCTGACAAGCTCATGGCTTCACCTCATACGCTGCGCACGGACCTTCATGCCCAGAATGCCGACTGCATTCCCAGCCCTCAGGTGGAACGTCACACATCGGAGCGACGCACAGTCCCGCCTCACTTATTGCTAGCGCCAGGTCCTTGTTGTAGACGGTGTACCGCTTGCCTTTCGCATCGACTACGCGCCATGCAGTTGGCACAACAACGCCGGATGGAAGGCGTGAGGCTTGCCAAGCTAGCCAGCAATATTGAATAGTGGTGCTGTGATACTCGCCATTGGCAAACTGGCTCATGCGCTGGTTCGGGTACTCGCTTAATACCCACGCTTCGAACTCTTTACGACTTGTCATGCACGGTTCTCCCGCCCGCCGTACACCGGCAGGCATGTGGATAGATGGGGAAGGGGTTAGTACTCGCAGTCGTATTCGATTACGCAGGAAAAACAGAGGGGGCGAAGATTGCGTTTCAGAGCTAACGAGCAGTCACGCCGAACCCAGAGGTCCTTGGATACGAAATGCCCGCAGTCGCGGCACTTTGTATGATGTTCGGCCGCGATCCTTGAGGCGCATTCAAGCTTTATCCGAGCCTCAAGCGCTTTGTTCTCTTCCCTGAGTTTTTCCAACAGTTCCTCGTCATCCGTCATGCTGCCTCCTTGGCGCGCTGCCACCAGTGCCAGGCGCGGGCCATGTACCGATCCAGATAGCTGCCATTGCTAAGCCGCTGGTTCTGGCACCACTCCAGCGTGCAGTTGTGGTCCTCGGCGTAGGCCTGTTCGAATTGGTCTCGGCTGGTCATCAGCATTCGCTCCAGTTCATTTCTTGGATGTACTCACAAGGGATCACCAAGCTGTCATCAGGTACGGTGCTTTCTGCCCTGGTATCTCCGAAATACGCGATGGCGGCCTTGGCGCGCTCAAGCGATAACTGTGCATGGCGGATTTGCCAGGACTTGCGCTGCTTGTAGGATCGAAGCGCCAGGGCCTTGTCGGTGTACGCAAACCTCCGGCCGTGCTCGCCGCCATCCTTCAAGACGCGCTTGCGGTACTGCTTCAACAGGGATTCTCGCTGCGAGCCGCCGAAGAGGTTGTTGTGGAATTCATCGACGATGTACCAGCACTGATCGGTCTCTCCGATCACCACGTACCTTTTGCACTTTACTTCCAGGCCTTTCGGGTCCAGCTCGTCAACGTAGCGGAAATGGGCCGGGCCGAGTTTTACGTTTTCCATGAGCGCACGATTCCTCGCCGCATACGCAGCAGGCAATAGGGGTAGGGTGGGGCCGAACGGGCGGCGGGGTTATTGCGAGGTGGTTTGATCAGCTTTGAGCGCTACGCCCGCTGCGCGGTTGAGTGTCTGCTTCGCCACCGTCTTCACGCCGGCGATGTTGGTCCCTGAGCCGAAGGACGTCATCAGACGCAAGCCGCCGGAAAGGATATCGACCTGTTCATCCGCTACGTTCAAGCGCTGCTGGAGTGCGGCGTTCTCGGCCTGCAGGCGGGTGACGTGGGCGCGGTCTACCAGTTCGGTGCCCATCGGAAGATCAATCAGAGGTGCGCCATACTTTATGGGGTAGCCCATCACGCCATACGGGAACGTCGCAACAGCATGCGAACAGATAATGGCTGCTGTAGGCACCTCCCCGCCAGCAGGCGGCACAGGGGCGTGGTGTTGGTGCTCATCGAACCGACGCTGAGCTTCCGCATCGCCTTTCAGGCAGCCACAGAGATATGGGTGCGCGGTGTAGTCGGCGTGGCAAAGCCGGTCGGGGTATGAATTCTTCTCTTCGCACCCGCACCGTGCTGGATGCGCCTGTGGTTGTTGGCATTCCTGACTCATAACCCCTCCTGCGGATACGTGCCCACTTCGCCCTGGTCGGCGGCGTTGGCGGCTTGGATGATTGCCTCACGGCGAGATTTGATCAGCGCGACCAGTTCGTGCCGGTCGATCTCCTTGGCGCCCAGCTGTACGGCGCGGGCGCGCTTGGTCAGGCAGATGTCGTAGTGGCTCTTCACCGTGCCGGGGAACTGGTGCCAGCGCCGAGCGATGCCGATCTTGTCGGCCATGGCGTGCAACTCTTCCTCGGTGTCGGCAAGCATGTGGCACATCTTCATGCGCCGGTACGGGATCTGCTCGTTGTCGACGTAGACGGTCATGCTGCAGCGCTCCATGGCCGAACTATGCTGCTGGCGTCGAAAACCTGAATGCCCACCAGCTCGGAAAGCCGATGCTCTTCGGTAGCACCGCGCGACAGCCGCCAGTCCGGCAGCATTGCGATCCAGTCGCAGTCCATCAGCGCCGCAATGTCCTTGCGCATGCAGGCTTTCCAACACGGCTCGGAAGGGTTTAATTCAGCGGGGTTCACCACGTCGTAGCCAAGATCTCTGAGGCGAGCAGATTCGGCGTGAAAGGCTGGGAAGTTCAGATCGGGTAGGCCAGTCATCCGGCCGGAGACGTAAATGCGTGGAGCGCGGTTTTGTTCAGGCATGGCGATATCCCTGTAACCCATACAGGTTACTTTTCGAGATGTAACCTCTGGAGGTTACTGTGGGGTTGGTCAGGCGGCTGCCCGAGCGGCAGCGGCCGGCTTGTGGTTGGCAAGGAACACTGCCTTGGCAAAGCCCGCCGGCGTCGCGCTGCGGAAGTTTGCTCGGTCGGGGCCGGGAGGCGCCTTGTGGATTCGATCATCCGGCGAGCCCAGGCTTTGATCAGTGAATTGCGCCGGCATCACGAAGCCCCCCCCGGTCCACAGGCAGGTCTTTTTCGTGTATTGGTCGTCGGCGCAAAAGCCTGAAAACTGCCAAGGGTGAAACCAGTGGTCTGGCTTCCGCCAAAGGCTGCTGATCTGGCTTACCGGGTTCTCTGCGAACCACGGCGCGCCAGACATCTCGCCGATGATTTGACACTGCCAAACGACATGCATGGCCTTGAACTGCACGGCCGGGTCAGCCTTGCGCTTCGCCTCGAACCAGCGGGCACCGCTCACGGCAAGGTCGGTGCACGGCGGGAAGCCGGCCACGAACTCAACCCTGCCGGTGGCGACAGCATCTCGAATGACTCGCCACGATTCAGGGTGATCGATGATTCGCCCGACCTTAGTGATCGCGCCTTCGACGTGCACGCCTTCCGGGTGTTGAGGATCGATCAGGATGGCCTCATAACCGGCTTCGACCCAAGGCTTGGCCATGACGCCGGTGAGGTCGCACAGGAAGATCGCGATAGGTTTTTTCATCTGGATAATTCCTTGGCCTGTTTCTTCGACCAGCTGAGCACGTCTGCGATGACGTTCTTCTTGAACATGCTCCGCTGGCGGTAGTAGTCGACGGCGTTGCGGGACACCGAAAAGCAGATGCCTTCCTTGAATCCCTGCTTCGCCAGCTCGTCGTGAACGCTCTTTTCGATGAATTCATGAGGTGTCATAACGGCACCCATTCATTGTTCGAGTCGTAGTAGCCGCGCCATTCACCTAAGGTGAAGACCAGCGTCCCGGGCGTGCACAGCCATGCAGACTTGATCGGCCCGCCCTTTAGCCTGAAGCTGGACTTGAATGCGTGCAGCACGCGCCGCCTGATGCGAGGACGGGAAAGATCAATCCGCCTGACGCGGAGGGGGGGGTAGACATGCGTGATCCTCCAAGGGCTGCCATATGGCTGCTGCCCGCGTGATTCAAAGTTGGGGAATGGCCTACGCTTACCTCTCCACAGGAAGGGAGAAGGTCATGAGCGAAGACAGGGAAAAGATGTTGCGGATGGCGCTGAAGGCGGTGCTGATGGCTGCGGTCGATCAAGGGCTTGATCTTGAATCACTCACCGAAGCCGCCATCGAATCGATGCTCAACGACATCGTGTACAACTCAGATGATGTCGCTCAGGCTGTCATTGCTATTGAGGTGGCGGCTGATGCGTTGGTGTGATCAGAAATTCTGGCAGCGACAGTTGAGGTCGTCGCACTTGGACTGCCCAACCCATTCCGGCATCTCGTCTCCTTGGTAGCGATCAAGGACCGTGTGCTCAAAACCGCTACGGGCTATGTCTTTTATGAATCGCTGACGGTCGGCCTCATTGTCGCTTCGCTCGGGCTGATCCCAGCGGCTCATTACGATTCGTCGACACTTGGTAACGCCATGATCCATGCGGCCCATGGGGTTTCGTTCTTCGGTCATGGAATGTCTCCAGCCTCCGAAAGTTCGGTGGCGAATAGGTTGGTGGTGGGCTATACGTGGTGACCGGCATGAGGCCGGGTCAGGGGGAGTCAATGAGCTGGGATTCTGTTTTAGTCTGGATTGAGTTGCACCCAGGCATGGCCTCTTGGGTTCAGGCTTTTGGCTCTATAGCTGCTATTTTGCTTGCCGTCTTCATAGCTAGCCGTGATGCCCGACTCAGAAGAAAAGCTGATGAGTCGGCGCGGCGAGGAGCTATCGATCGCGCGATGCTGGTAATCAATGATGCAGGGATGAGAGTTTCAGGTGCACTCCATACCCTGGATAAATTTGGAGTCCGTCGCGATCTTATGAACCTAATTGCGAGCGACCTTTCGCAGTCTCAGCAGCATTTGAAGGAATCCCTTTCCATGCATGGCGTTGATGCCGCGATTTATAGCCAAATATTCATGGCACGCACCGCCGTTGAGAGTGCAGGTCATACCTTTCTTGTTCTTGCGGGCATCAGCGACTCGGACAAGCACAACGTAGAGACTGCCAAAAGCGCACTTGATGACATCGTCAACGCTTTGGATAATCTAAACGGATTAAAGAAATCAAAATAGCGCCGCAATCATTCTTCGCGACTGATGCGGAGGGCCTCGCGGTTGTACGCTATTGTCAAAGCCCGCTCCACTTTTTCTGATATTGCGATTTCGTGGCGCGGCACCTCCAGCAGCGGCAAAGACTTTTCAGGCCCTAAACCGTGAAGATGGTGAATCATCAGTGTCAGCGCTTCACCTTGCTCCTCGATCTCTGCCCAAGCCATAAGCTCGGCGAGCGCCTGCTTCGTGCCTGGCCGTACACGTAGCCGCAATTCCTCTTCGCCGTACGCCTTCCTCTTGAGCGCGGTCTTCTCGTCGCGCTGCTGCTGGGTCATCGCCATGACTCTTCATCCTCACAGAGATTTTTCGCCCACTCCAGCTGAGACCGGCAGCGGATCACGTTGTTGATGGCCGGTCTGCAACCGATCCGCACCTTGTCCCGGACACGATGCGCAGTCGCTTTGATTGCTGCATCCGTTCCGTGGATTCGATACGCCAGGAGCATGGCTAGCAGAGCGTCTTCCATGGTCATCTGGTAGCTGGTAACGAGGGTCAGCATGAGAAAGCCCGCTCGGTGGTAGGTGATGTTGCGCCGCTCGCTTGCGGCGCTGTGGCACAGATCTTTTCATCGGCTGGTGAGCATCTCGGCTTTGGCCAGCTCGATCTGCTTTTCCAGCTTCAGAATGGTGGCCTCACCGCGCTCGGCATCGGCTGGCTTCCAGTCCTTCGAAGCGGCCAGCAGCCGGTCGATGCTGTCGCGCATGTGCTGTATGTGCCAATAATTCGCTTGGTGATTAGTGGTGGTCATGGTCAGGAACCTGCGAGGTAGTGCATAGGGGCAAAGGGGATGTCGTCGTCGAAGTCATCAGGCGGTGCGGCCTGCTGGCTCGGCTGTTGAGGTGCCTGCTGCTGACGTGGTGCTGGTTGCCGTGCCGCGCTGGCCTGCGGATGGGCCTGTCGCTGCTGTCCATCCTGCGGCTTACCGCCGAGCAGCTGCATGGTGCCCTGCATGTCCACGATGATTTCCGTGGTGTAACGCTTGACGCCGTCCTTCTCCCACTCGCGAGTTTGCAGCTTGCCCTCGATGTAGACCTGCGACCCTTTCTTCAGCCACTCGCCAGCGATCTCGGCGACCTTTCCAAACATCGAAACGCGGTGCCATTCGGTCTTTTCGACTTTCTGACCGGTTTGCTTGTCAGTCCATTGCTCGCTGGTGGCCAGGCTCAGGTTGGTGACCGCGTTGCCGTTGGGCATGTAGCGGACGTCTGGGTCTTGGCCGCATGTGCCCACCAGAATGACTTTGTTGACGCCTCTCATGCTGCCTGACTCCTAAGTTGCTTTTCGTAGCCATCGACCAGCAGCTTGAATTCCCAAAGGTCTTCTTCGAGCTTTTCGATGTAGTCGTTATCGCGCTTGAATTCGCGCCACCAGAGTTGGCGGCCGACCGGTTTGAGGAGTGGGCAGTACATCCCGATGTGCCACCACTTGCGATCTGTGATCCACATGCACCCTTGCACCTGGTCGATCACGTCACTGGCGTCGTTGTCGATGTGAAAGGCTCGAAGCTTGTCCGGAGCCAAGAAGCACTTGTACTCACTGCCACCGTCGGCGCCGATGAAGCCGTCTGCACTGGCGCCGAAGAAGCCATCGTCTGTTTTGACGAGGCCGACTTGGGTCACGATCAGCCCGGTCTGAAGCTCATGCTCCATTCGAGCGTCAGGCTCCAGTTCGTGGCCGCGCCGCATCTGCCATGTTTCGAAACCGCCATCCAGAGGCGCGCCGCCGATTCGCTCGACTGCCAGTTCAAAGGCGTAGGTCAGCGCCGCATTCGACGGCTCACCCACCGTCTCGCCATCAAGAGCGCGCTGAACGACTTCAGCTTTGGGGCCTGCCTTGTAGCCAGCAATCTCCATAGCTTTCGCTTCACTCTTGCCAGCCAGCATGGCGTCCACGTACTTACGCTGCTGGGCGTTCAAGCCATTCACCTTGGAGCGGGCGGTGCTGAACATGCTGGCTGTGATACACCCGGCGCGCTCCTTGAGCCAGATATCGCTGCCCTGGGCGCAGTTGATGATGATCATGGTTTTGCCTCCAAGGCCTCTTTGCGTTTTGTGACTGCGATCTTCACCGCGTCGTAGCCAGTCTTGTCGCCGCTTGCCTGCAGGACCTTCAATGCGGCCTGCCATACATCCTTGAGCTCATCAGGCGATTTTGTTTGCTCGACCCGCTCGATGATGTCCGCGACTGCCTGAGCGCGCATGTCGGCGGAGTCGGAACCGTCTGATGACTGACCATCGTCGTCCCGTGTCTCGCCAGTGGTGATGTTCAGCAAGGCGCTCATGACGTAGCGTTTGCCGTAGGTGGTCGATGAGCCGACTGCTTGCACATCGTTCCGGCCTTTGCCGATGTCGGCCGGCAGGGTCATCGTTGTTTGCTCCCGGTGCCCGTCCCGGTGCATCAAGATGCCGGTCACGCTGATCGCCTTGTCGAGGTTCTCGACCTTGAAGGTGATCGCGAAGCCGTGCCTCTGCATGATCGGCTTCACGATCCGGGAAATGTCGTCCAGGGTGGCGTAGGCGTTGCCGGTGTGTAGGTTGACCGCGGCTTCGAACACGGTCGGGATTTCACACTGCATATGGGCCATAGCTGCGTTGAATGCCTGTTCAGCCGTCTTGGCCTGCATGCGTTCGTGCATGGCGAGCAGCCGCTCCATCTTCTCGATGTCGCAGGTTGGATCGGCGGCAGCACGGCTGATAACCGCCATGATGCTGTGGTCGCTGGAGATTGGCGCAACGTTCTGACGGCGCTGCTCCGGCATGATGATTTCGGTGGACATGACATCCTCCTCAGAAATTGATGGTGACGTGGGGCACTTCGCGGCGGCAGATCTTTAGAACGATGGCCTTCGCCAGTTCCTCGCTGATATTCATGCCGATCAATGCCTCTTTGGCAGCGCCCATAACTTTGATCTTGTGCGCCTGATCGGCTTCGCGGGCTGCTTGCTGGCGGGCCACTTCGGCGGCTTCGGCCTCCTGACGGGCGATCTCGTCCAGCCGGGCGCGTTCTACGGCTTCGGCCTGGCGGCGTTCGGCGGCAGCAGCCTCATCTTTGGCGCGCTGTTCGGCTGCTGCGCGATCGGCCTCAGCCTGGAGCCGTTGGCGCTCGGCCTGCTCGGCGGCAAGCTTCAGTTGCAGAGCCTGATGCGCGGCAGCAGCTTCTGCATCACGGGCTGCTTGTTCGGAGGCGCGCTGCTGGGCGGCGGCTTGGTCTTTCAGGTCCTTTTCTCGCTTTGCGGCTGCCGCCAATTCTGCAGCGGCACGCTCGTCAGCCTCGCGCCGGGCCTTCTCAGATGCCGCGCGGGCAATTTCAGCTTCGTGATCAGCCTTCGCTCGCGCTGCTGCTTCCTCGCGCAGCCGCTCCAGTTCAGCCTGTTCAGCCTCGTAGGTTTCCTGCCGGGTCAGCGCAGCCCGCAAAAACTCCAAGGTTTTCGCCTTGGCCTTAATTGCATCGGCTTCAAACTCTTCAAAGCCTTCGTCAACAATGAAAGATTCGACTCTTTCGATCTTGTCCCGAATGCCCAGGGCAAAAAGTGTTTCGACGTTCGCCAGCCCCTCAATCCATTGAATTTTCTCTTTGTGGCGATCAATCCGGGCATCTTCGGCGGCCTGCCAGTCATCCAGCGGCTTGCGCACCTCTGCCTGCCAGGATTCAAGAAGATCCCAAACACGCTTGCGTTCGGCGTCGATTCGCTTCGGCACTTCCTTTTGTTCGGCAGAAAGCGCCTTGCCGACCTTTTCGAGCAAGGTCTTCGATTGGGCGATCTTGTGCGCCATCGACGCGTACAGCTTGCGACCTTTGAGGGTGGTCAGCTCTGGCAGGGTTGAATTAAACGCATCGACTTCGACGCGAATCTGCTGCAGCCATGGGTCCAGGCCGTTCGGCACGCTGTAGACGGCTAGGGCGGTTTCTTGCGGCGGCGCAACGATCAGTTCTTTTTCTGCGGACATGATTGCTCCTTGCGCCATGCCGTTACCGGGGCGCTGCGATTGAATGGGGTAGGGGTTGAATCAGTGCGGCGCGTAAGCGCTGGCGATCATCCAGGCAGAGCAGAACAGCAGGGTGAAAAAGCTGCCGCGCCAGAATGCCCAGCGCTTGGCGTGCTGGCGGGTCATGACCATGGCCTCAGTTGCTTCAACACCAGCTCATGGAGAGCCTTTCCGTTTCGGCTGATACGATCGCCGCGCAGCTGCCACTTCTTCGTGCTCGGCCAAACGTCGATACAGCGTCCATCCGGAAGTGTCAGAACGACGTGGAAGCCATTGTTGTGCTTCTTATGTGGCAGGCCTGTTTTGGACAGCCACACATCAAAGCGCTGCATGGCTTCGGCCTTCATGCGCTTCTTGTGACCTTCCGGGTTCGGCTCGCTGCCTTCGCCGCCGCAGTTTCGGCAAGCGCGCGGGTAGCCCACGTCATCGCCGATGAATTCGCAGCAGCTCATGCAGTGCGAGCCGTCGGCCGCGTTGTCTTCGTAGAAACTCACGGCCGAACCCTCACCGCGATCCGCCGACCTTTCTGAATCGGCGCCAGGCGCTTTGTCAGATCACACACAGCAGTCTCGCGCGGCAGGCCGAGCACTTCGTTGAACGGAAGGCCGAAGCCCATCACAGCCAGCTTGCGTTCGATGTCGTCAAGCTGCTCGTCGATCAGGGATTTGACGATTGGTGTGGTCATGCTGCTCTCCTGAGTTCAGTCTTCCGGTTGCCGACCCTCCGCTCCAGCGCCTGGTAATAGCACTGGCCGTCTTCGTAGGTCAGTTGGCCAAGCATCACCGCCATGTCGATCATCCCGCTGACGTAGGTGTGATCGACATGAGGCATCGGGGATTTGGCGATCTTCGCGATCTCCACGCCGATGAAGGCGTCTGCTACGTCCTTGCTCATAGGTCCAGATCCTCTGCTTCAGCCTGAAGACCTGCCTCGGCGTGCGGCGCAACCAGCGACACTGCGATATCGAACAGCTTGCCCATCGACGATTTACCTTCGCCGAGCAGTGCCTCGCCAAACGTCTTGACTGGGCCGCCGCCGACGGCCGCGATGACCAATTGGGCGAAAGAGTCTTCTGGGTCCTCGTCGTCGATCTGGCGCTGATTAAGATGCTGCTGAACCGCGGCGAGATAGGCTGAATACTCGACCACGATCGGCGCCGAAAACCGACGGCGAATCACCAGGTCACAGCCGCGCATCAGGTTCTCAGCCGTGTTTTCAATCCAGACACGCGCCGCTTCTTCATGCCCGGAGTCTTCATCCGGCTGCATGTTGTCCCAGCGCGCTTGCGATCTTGCGAATGAGTTCATCGTCGCCTCCGTGGGCGCTGTTCAACCGCATCGATCAGATGCCCGCGCAGGTGACCAAGCCCGTGCCGTGAAGCACGCGGGCACCTGTCGATGCGGTCGGGGGATGGGGTTATTCGGTGACGTTTGCAGTTCTGCGCTGAGACCTATTCAGGTCGCGAACAAATGCCTTTGCTTTATCGAGCAGGTCGGAGTCGACACATTCAAAGGACCAGACTCTCCACAAGCCCTTGCTCATGTAAATCTTTGGTTTCCTCGCCTGGTGCGCAGAGAGCCCTCCAAGGCCGTGTAGATCCATTGCAATCTCCTTGCTGATTAACCAAACACACACGACTGCTTCATCGAGAACGCGTTAGCGCCGATGGGCAGCGGGGATGGGGTAAGGGTATTTGTTTGGTAGGAGAGATTCAGATGTAAGAGCCGCCAGCGGCTAGGATTCTTCGCCGGTGCTGATGGGAAGCTCCAATAGGTGGCTAACCCTTGAATGGCGGTTCGTTAGCGGAGATGCATCTGTAAGCGAAAAGCCGGATCCTATATACAATCTGCAGTTCTGATAGGTGACTGCCTATTGCCTAGTTAGGCTGATCTCATTGGAAGTGTTGTGGCCGCTGCATTTCTTTGACGCCGTAGTCTCGCTCGTAAGAGTCAGAGTGCAACGTACCTCTCCGCTCCCTAACCCGTATGTGAGTACTTTGCCTTGGGCCGTCCCATCCCCACTTTCGCTAGAGGTCATGATCGCAACCTGCACCTCTTCGATGTGATACTGGCCTGCGCCCGTTGAGGTAACAGTGACAGTTGCGCTTTGGGAAAAACCTAGACTATTTCTGCCCGTACCCTTCCACGAGCCTGAAAAATCACTTTTCGTGCGATCTTGGGGCGTGCCGTCTCTGGTCCCTCCTTGGCTGGTATTAGTGCTGCTGCAGATCGAGCAGGATCGATAGGTTATAGATTTCTGAGTTATCGGGCTGGTGCCAAAAAGGCTCTCTGGTTCTTGATTACGGTTTACTAGCAATGTTTGATAGGGTGTGCTGTCCACATAGTATTCGACTTTAGAGCACAGTTTTTCGGAACTATGCACAATTATCTCGGCTCCGAAGCTAGGCTTGGAGCCATAACTCTTCACGAAGTCAATGGCACCTTTGCACTGCCCGACTACCTTTTGACAGTCGCATTCGTAACCGAACGTCAGCGCCGGAATAAGCAGAAAAAATAATGGTGCAGGCGAAAGTCTCATTATTGTGGCTCCGCACGAGTCGCCGAATGTATGAATATAGTTGGCGCTGAAAATTTTATGCTGCATTTGGTCGGCTGATTTCCAATGCCGCCTCATAGAAGCGGCATCAGTAAATCCTTGGGTCTCCACCACGCTCATCGCCTGAGTCCTCTCTTGGCCTGCGTCACACATTTCATGACCGGTGTTCTTCGCTGGCTGGCTCGCGTGGTTTCGCGCACTCACATCTGGTGAGCACGGCCAGTTCCAGAGCTGGCATGGGATCGACTATTTCTTGCTCGCGTTTACCGGTTAAGGGGTAGTCAATCGCGAGGTTCCCAGATTGTGAAAGAGCGCAGACCCGTTTGAGGCCCTCCCGATTCGCCGTGGCGTCTCGATGGGTGAAATATGCACCAGTGCAATTAGAGTGTCAATGCACTCGTGCATAAATAGTTTCTGACGATTCCCTCTTGATCGTAGGAAAGGTGCTCGTTACTGTATGGATATACAGCACAACAAAGGAGGCATTTATGGCGCAGCAGGGCAAGAAAAAGGAAGCAGTACCAAAACCGATGAGCGCGATGGAACGGCTTTCGCTAAGGGTGTCGTCGATGATCAATCACCCGATCGCCCAGGAAAGGCGCGAGGTCAGGATCCATCGGCTGGACACGGACGGGGAGAGGGAGTGGAACGAGATTGTGAATGCGATCTCAGAAGCGGACGGGATCGATCTGACGCACAATCATGAAGATGCGTCGATTACGCTTAGGTGGGAACCGTCAGAGGATGACGAACAGCCCGCGCAGGTGGCGGACCCATTCGATGCTGAGGAGCCGGCGCCTTTCTGATAGGCGCAAAAAAACCCGCCGGGTGGCGGGTTTCGGTTCCGGGCGGGGAAGTGGACAGCGCTTGCTGCCGTTTAATTTCAAGCCGCAGCGTTATCCTGGAAAGGAAGCTGGAGCTCCTCGACGTCGTATGTGAAGTCGAGAACAATCTGGATCGGCTCTTGCGTGCGGTCTTTCGTGTTGTAAACATCAACGTCTGTTTTCAACTGGTAGCAATCACCCACAATCTGCTGCCGGCGCTGAGCGAACGATCTCACGAAATGGTCGCGAGGTGCTTGATCGTCATCTATGTCCGCCCAAAGGGAAAGCGTTTTGTCTCCCTTTTTTGACCTTACGGCATGCTTGGCTCGATAACGTTGACCGTTCTTATTAGTCCGGTATTCCTCACGAAAAGCTTGAGAAATGTCTGAGGCTATTGCGTCAATAATTGTTTTGGTATTCGGTTTGTGTAGCCCGTTCTTGTAGGCCCATGCTGCGATGGCATGCGCGTCGATCAGACCATCATCCCCGACTTCTTTTCTATATCTTTCGAGATATAGCTTTATTTGGTTAGAATAAGCGGTCATAAATACTCCGTCAGCTAGAGAGTAAACCCCATCCGTCAGCGTCAGCTGAAGGAAGGACGAAACTTCTTACTTTTACCTGATGCTTTCTCAGGAAGTCATGGCGGTTAAGCTTTCTTTGAAGCTGGCCTACCACTATCCCAGGATGCACCTTAATTCTTTGAGAAAATAGCGTGATCTTCTGCTCGGAAAAGTATGGCTGCACCCGTGATACAAAATCATTGAGTTGTTTTCTGGGAACGCAAAACTCTTGTGCCGCCTCGTTCGCAAGCTTTTCACACTCTTCTAGCTCGCCATCAGCTGATCCTAAGTCAAGGTCGACAATGGGCACGCTTGATTGCCGCCCATCTTCTCTCAGGATATGTTCAATCTCATGACGCAAAACAAACCAAAAATTATCTATCCGGTCAAAACGCAAGGTCATGCCGATGACTGGTTTTTCCTCTGACAGCCAGAAACACGCCCCGTCAATTTTTGAGCCCGAAATGGCCTCGACGAAAACGAGCCGAACGCCAGCCTCAGCGAGGATTCTTGGGACGTGCCTAACCTCCTCGGCGGAAAGAAGTAGATTTCTTAGCGTATCAACTGCAGCTAATAAGTTATCTTTTTTATAGCTTTTGACTATTTGTCTATCAGCCATGAGCCTGACTCGAAACAACCATGCAAGCTGAAGCGAGTTTACATCCAATGCTACATCGGTTTTCTTGGCGTAGTGGGTCAGGTTAGGGTTGTCTTGCAGCGTTGGGATGTTAAAAAATTCACAGAAACGTTGCTCAAGAACATCGAGGTTTTCACTCGCTTGAATCCAGCCGCGCCTAAGCATTTCCCTAACCGGAAACCGACTGTACAAGGTTGCCTTTCTAGCGACACTACTATTTTCTGTTTTTACCTTAGAGAGCTGGTATTGACTCTCTAAACTCATCCAGTATTCAGCAGATGTTCCGAAAGCTTCGGCCAGCCCCTTCGCAGTTTCAGGCGTTACGGCACGCTTCCCAGCGATCAACTCACTAATAAGGCGCGGCGGGCGGTCCAGAATATCTGCAAGCTCTTGCTGGCTCCACTCTCGCGCTTCCAGCTCTTCCCGCAGGAAATCTCCCGGCGGAAACACTTCAGCAGGCACGCGTGCGCTCATGATAATAATTCTCCTGTCAGTGATAGTCGGCTATTTCAACTATTCCGATGACTTTGCAGGGGTGATTTCCTCTGATCTCCAGAATTAGACGCCACTGTAAATTTAGTCTTATCGAATGCTGGCCTTCTCTGCTTCCCTTCAATTTTTCACAATGCAGCGATTTCAGAGCATAGAGGTCTCTTTCATCACTAAACCCTCGGATCTGCTGCATGCGCCTTCGGTAGGCGCGAACCACATCCTGTGAGTGACCTGCGGTGAACCTGGCCTCGACTTCAAGCCTATCCAAGTCATCATCGTCGAATTCAACGTCCATGGCGCTACTCTAGATCAAGGTGCGTATTTCGTCAAGTGACGTCATTACACCTAGTGTAAAGATGGTGTTTCGGGTTTTCAAGCTTGAGTATCTGCTGCGCTTACCCGCTGGGAGGCTAGGGGGATCAAACCAGATTCCCATTCCACACGAAAAGCACGCGCGCCTGGATGTAGGTCTCGTCTATGAAAATGTCCTCGGCTTTGTGCTTCCGGTTATCTGAGATCATTTTGAATTTGTCCTTCCCCTTCATCTGCAGGCGCTTTATGTACTGAAAGCCCTGGTACGAGAAGAAATAGATTCCGTCTCCGATGAATTCTTTGATGCTGATGTCGACCAGGCACGGGTCACCATGCTTGATGGTAGGAGTCATGGACTGGCCCCAACCGGTGATCACCTTCAGGTGGTAATGCTCTTTGAACTCGACGCCCATTGCGCGGAGCTGGGAAGGGCTGACGCGCACGTCCTGCAACATCTCAGGGAAGTCGTGTGCAATCTCGCCGCCACCTAAAGCACCCCTGACGTCGTAGTGGGCAATCCACACCTCGTCGCCCACCTTGCCTGGCCTGTAGGCGTCGTGCACCAGTACGCCGCCGGCCTCTTCATCATCGTCCCCCTCAGCAACGGCCAGCAGCTTCTTCAGCTTGTCCTCACCCAGGCTCTTGCCAGCGAGCATTTCGCGGAACTTGTCGGCAGCGGTAGAGGCAGGAGCCGTATCGGCTGATTCGGTAGCTGCCGCTCCGTCTTCCATAGGTGCAAAGCCGCGCAGCTGATCCGTCGTAATTCCGAACATATCCGCAAGGGGCCGAACCTGCTTGTCTGTTGGCTCCTTGATGCCTTTGGGCCCGTTCGGCTTGAGAATCCTCGAGATAGTCGACTGCCCAACTTTGCTGCGTGCAGACAGCTGAACCTGGCTCAGTCCATCCCGGCGCATCAGGTCAGCGAGAATTTTATCGATAGTTTTATGCATGGGTGCAATCGTCGCCTCGGGCGGTGCATATATCAATAGAGCAGAGCGTTGACAGGTATGCACCAGTGCATGATCATGTGCATAACCAAACAGGAGGCAGCCATGAGCGCTACCGAACTTCCAAAGAAACTCGATGCTTTGCTTGGATCGGGGCTGACCTATCGGGCAATCGCTACGCGTGCTGGCTGCGACATCTCGACCATCTTCCGCATTCGAAACGGCCAGATCAGCAACCCCAGCTACATCGCTGGCACCGCAATTGACCTCATGCATGAAGAGATGAACAAGCCGAGCCGTGCTGCAGCCAAGAAAACTGCGGCTTAACCGCGCTTAGTGCTGAGTGAAATCGTCGCCAGCTCGAAGCCGCGCAGAGCCTCTTGGCTCAACTGATCACGCAACTGACTGGCCTTCTGCTCGAACGCAGGCCAGAGCCTCATCTGAGAAGACAGGGGCAGGGTGGATGCCAAGGCACCCATAAAGCAGCAGAGGGCGGTTATCTCGCCTTGCAGTTCGGAAGAGTCGGTCATGGATGCGTCCTTGATCAGTAGTAGCGAATTGGCATGAACCCAGAATACGAACGAGAGACCCCCATGGAAACGTCCAGTCCAAGACAAGCAGTTCAAACCCGCGACCAGGTGCTGATCGCCCACGCCCAAAACCAGATCGCTCGTACCAGCCTGAGCCAGGACGACTTCGCTCAGGCGCTGAGCCGTGAGCTGCATCTGTCGTGCCCAGAGAAGGCCATCGCCAAGGACGTTCCTGACTTCGACGCGCTGACCCAGGCCAATGACGTGACCGAGTTCGTCAAGGCGACCGGCCGTTGGCTGAAGCGCGTGCAGCGCTGGCTCTCTGCTGAAAACGACCTGCCTTCCTGGCTGGAAGAGTCGTGGGTAGACGCCTTGGTCCCTGAGTACCGCGACCACTGCATCAACGAACTGGCAAGCCGTCACGGCCTGATCGGCGCTCGCCATCTGGACAGCGACCTGTGTGCGAACAAGAGCTTCGGTGCACTGATCCGTGCGCTGGGCGACGTGATCGACACCGGCAGCGAAGTCTTCGACGACCAGGTGATGTGCGAGCAGGACCTTCCTCACCTACCAGCATTCGCCAAGCAGTGCCGTCAGGTTGAAGCGCGGGCAGGGGAGCTGGGACGCAAGGCCGAGCAATTGATGAGCTCGGGGCGTTTGAAAGTCGTTTCCTGAATTTCAGGCACAAAAAAACCACCGGGCCTGGTGGTTCTTCAGCAAAGCAGTAAGCGAGAAAACTATGACAAACATCGTCTCCTTTGACAAGTCCCGAGGGTTCACCCGAATGGACAACTCCGTTATGGAGGCGCTTTCCACCGTCGACCTGCCGGCACGCGAGCTTCGTGTCGTCATGGCGATCGCCCGGCAGACAATCGGGTACCAGGTCGAAACGAAGCGCCTTACTGCCGACGACCTCGGCAAACACACCAACATGCGCCGCGACGTCACGTCGAAGGCAATCAGTCATCTGCTCGAGCGCCGCATCATCTACCGCGTAGGCGGGAGCCGTGGCGACATCGGCATTTCACCCGTTTCTGAGTGGGTTTTCTACGAGGAAAAACAGCAGAATCTCACTGAGACCAAAACGTCTCACTCAGACAATATCGTCTCACTGAGACAGGAATCGAGTGAGACCAAAACGGCAACTTGCCTTCCTTATACAAAGAAAGAACCCCTATTAACTCTTTCTACGAAAGAGATTAATCCGCCCCAAGAGCCGCACGAGCCAAAGCCTGATCGCAAGGCTCCGTTCGGCAAGGCCCAGTTGTTGGCTGACAACCCGCACGGGGTGAGCGAGCAGCAAATCGCTGACTACCTCACCCTCCGCAAAACCAAGCGCGCCCCGGTCACAGCCAGGGTGTGGGCAAACGTTAACGCTGAGCTCACCAAGTGCGCCGCCTTCGGCATCGCTGCCGATGCTGCCGTGGAACTGGTCGTGCTCAACGGCTGGCAGGGCTTCGACTCGGCCTGGATCATCAAGCGCTTCGCCAACACTCCACAGGCCGTTACGCCTTCCCGTCACACCAATCTGAATCAGGTCAACCACGCGGCCGGGCACGGCGGGAGGAATGACGATGGCTCGTACCGTATCTAACGTCGTGAGCATGATGGGCGACTTCGGCAAAACCTTGTCGACCGAGAAGCGCATCTGCTCCGATCACGGCGCTTATACCGACTTCCTGACCGGCCTGGGCAAGGCTCGTCCTGCGGTCTGGTCTGGCTGCCAGCAGTGTGCGGAAGAGAAGCGCCTCGAGGCTGACCGTGTCGAGCAGGAGCAGATGATTCGCGAGAACACCCGACGCTCAATCGAGTCGCGTGTTGGTCGCTCGTGCATTCCGCCTCGGTTCGCTGACCGGTCATTCGCCAATTTCCGCGTCACGTCCGGCGAGCAGCAGCAGGCCGCCAACATCTGCCGCGAATACGCAGAGAGCTTCCCCAGCCATGCCCAGCGCGGACGCAGCCTGATGCTGCTGGGGCATGTCGGCACCGGCAAGACTCACCTGGCCGCAGCCATCGGCAATCACGTCATTCGTGAGTTCAGTCTCGCGGCGCTGTACGTCACCGCCGGGTCGGTCATTCGCCACGTCAAATCCTCGTTCGACCGGGACACCTCTCACAACGAGGTGCAGGCCTATCAGCTCTTCGCAGCGCCTGACCTGCTGATCCTCGATGAGGTCGGCGTGCAGAACGCGACCGAGTTCGAGCGCACCGTGATGTTCGAACTCATCAACTCCCGGTACGAGGCCATGAAGCCAACCATCGTGATTTCTAACCGTGGCCGTGACGAACTGCCGACCTACATGGGCGATCGCGTCGTAGACCGCCTGCGCGAGAACGGCGGGAAGCTGGTGCTGTTCACCTGGGAATCTCAGCGCGGCAAGGAGGGGTTCTGATGGCGATTTCCGAACTACGCCAGCAGCAGCTGCTCGCCGGGCAGTCGTCTATAGCCAAAAAGGTCTTCGACTTCGTACCGATCCAGGACAGCTGGAGCACCCACGACATCCACAACGCCTCGTTGGCCGCCAACGCTACGGGCGTCTCGTCCTACGCAGTTCGCCGAGCGCTCGGCGAACTCAAGGACGCCGGGCTCATCCGGGAGCCCATCGGCGGAAAGTTTCAGCGCGACGCAGCCACTCCAAAGCCAATCAAGGAACCACTCATGACCCAAGTAGCCAAGCCGACCGTCGTTGCGATCAAGAAGCCTGAAGGCGCCCTGGATGTCTTGGCGGCTCTGTCTGGCGAGGTGGTGAGCATGTCCGAGGAGTTCAGCGGGCGCATGAAGGTGATGGCTGCTCGCATCGAAGAGGTGGCGCTTTCCGTGGAGGCTGAGCGCGAGGGCAACGCCGAAACCATCGCCAAGGCCAAGCGCCTGCAGGAGATGATGAAGGATTTCGTGCAATGACCAACCGAATCTGGATCGCCATAGCCCTGATCACCCTGGTAGCCGCAGTCGGCACCCATCACAAAACACACTGCGCAGCGCCTGTTCAGTCGGGGAGCTTGTTTCGATGACCGAGATTGTCATGCGTGACTTCAACGATAGCAGCCGCCTGCTTGGCTTGCTCCGGGCCACGGACTTCACCAAGCCCAAGAAGATTGTCATCAAGGATCTGGATCGTAGCTCGGACCAGAATCGCGCCTTGCACGCGATGCTCACGGACATCGCGCGTCAGGTTGAGCACGCTGGCAAGAAGTGGGACGTGCTGATCTGGAAGCGCCTTCTGACTGCCGCCTGGCTGCGGGATGGTGGCGAAACTCCGCAGATGATCCCTGCGCTCGACGGGCACGGCTTTGACGTGATCTACGAGCGCACCAGCAAGCTGACTGTGAAGCAATGCAGCAGCCTGCTGGAGTGGATTCAGTTCTTCGGTGATGAGCACCAGGTGCGGTGGACGACCAAGGATCACTGGGGTGGCCGCTATGACTGAATTCGCTAAGAGCCTCATTCGGGTCGCTTGTGCTTTCGTCACCCTGATCGAGGCCGGGTATGCGGCCAACCCTGTTGAGTTCCAGTTCGGGGGTGGCTTGTGATCGCCCAGGCAGCGAAGAAGTTGCCGCCGGCGCGCAAGCAGAAGACGTGCACGAATCCCGTCTGTGCCACCAAGTTCCTGCCTCAACGCCTCGGGCAGAAAGTGTGCAGCCCCCGATGCGGCATCGCCATCGCGCCTGTGAACGAGGCCGCGGTGCGCAAGGCACTGGACCGGATCGAGCGCAAGGAGATCAAGGTTCGCAAGGAGAAGCTGAAGAGCAGGGCAGAGCACATGCGCGAAGCCCAGACGGAGTTCAACGCCTACATTCGCCTGCGTGACGCGCACCTGCCGTGCATCAGCTGCGATTCGCTCGCCACTGATGACGGACTGATCACCGGGAGCCGCTGGGACGCCGGGCACTACCGATCGGTCGGCGCCTGTCCTGAGTTGCGATTCGAGCCGGCCAACGTCCACCGCCAATGCGTGCGCTGTAACCGCAACCTTTCCGGCAACGCGGTGGAGTACCGGATTCGTCTGGTCGTAAGGATCGGCGCCGAAAAGCTCGCCCGGCTCGAAGGGCCTCATGAGGCGCGCAAGTACACCATTGAAGATTTGAAGGCCATCAAGGCCGAGTACCGGGCAAAGACCAAAGAGCTGAAACGGGGAGAAGTGGCATGAAGATAAATTCGGCACGTCAGGCATGGCACGACTGCACCTACAACCCGGCGCCGGGCCAGAGCTCGGACGTCGTCCTGCTCGGTGTCGTGGTTCAGGGCACAGAGCGCGGGCCAACGGCGAATCACGCGGTGCACAGCGCGCTGGCCGGACACATTCAGTCTGCCATTGCCAGGCTTCACCCGCAGGTACGCGTGTTCGGCGAGTACATGTACGCCGCCAACCGGGATGACGACATCCGCGAGGCTGCCGAGGAGGTGGTGTTCGGCCTGGTACTTTCGAAGTCGAAGCGGATGACCGCGACCAAGCGCGAGAAACTGGAATTCGTGGTCAAGGGCGTGATGCGCCGTTACCGGTACATGCACCAGGGCGGGCAGTCGGCGAATGATGATCCGATGATCAAGCCTGAAGCGTTCCGTTCGTGGTTGATGGCCGAGTACGGCGTCCGGCTTGAATCCTGCGCCTGGGCCCGCGACTGGGAGCCGGTTATCACCCTGATTTTCGAATGCTGCGAGGATCTGGATCGGATGGCGCTGAGTCCGGTTGGAGCGGTCATCTACCAGATGAAGGAGGCAGCGTAACTTCCCGTCGAGTCCCACTGGATCCAGTGGTATTTAAGGTGTTGACTTCCCGCACGGCTGAGGGCATCATTTCGCCACATTGAGTATTTTGCCTACGGCAACTTGCTCCGAGAGACCCGCCATCGAGCGGGTTTTTTTGTGTCCGCGTTTTGTTGCACCTGTAGCCAGAGCAGCCCTTTGGGGGGACATCTGGACACGGATAAGCCGGTAGTGCCGTGCTGCGCAAAACACCGGCAGCCCGCGAGCAGTGACCTCATGCTTTCGTTGCTGCGCGAGACGAGCCGTCGAGACTGGTGCAGATGGGTGCCAGCGATGGTGAAGCCTTTGGCGGGCAGGAGGGGAAAGACCCTCACAATTTTCAAAGGAGGGTCATGTGCGCAGTTTGAGCCTTCTGTTACTTCAGGCGAAGCAGTCCGGCTGGTTGACCAGGTGCCCGCGGCAGGTACTCAAACTTGCCTGTGTCGACGATAGCCTCGATTACCGACTGAACCGCCTGCATAGTGTTCGGATTTTTGGCGTAGCGACTGCGCAGGAAGTAATCCAAGGACTCAGGCTTAACCTGATCCAAGTTGCTTTTCGTCGCCCCGATCGGCATCTGCTGACCAGGTCGGGTGAGAAACTCGTCTACAAGACGACCAACGTAGAAACCAGCCTGACCTCCACCGTATGGAAGGTCGATCCACTCGTCATCGACCGGGCTTACACGTACCGCCGTGTTGAGTGCTTCCAGGGCTTTCTCCAATTGTTCCATCTTGGAGGTGTGAAGGAAGTCAACAAGCCGATCTCCTTGTGTCTGGGATATTTTCAACTCTTTGCACAGATCAGATTTCCGCATGCCGAGCGACATCATTTTATTCCAGAGCGCAATCTTTGCGATGGTCACGGCGGAGAGGCGGATAACTCGCTCATCATCGCGTGGCGCGGTCGCTTCCGGAATAGGCAGGCGCTGGTCGACGTACAGGGACAAGGTCGTTTCGAGTGCGTCAAATGATTCTCGGATTGCATGTTCGAGGTTTTCGCCATAGCTGTTGAGCTGTGGCAGGTCGCGGCAAAAGATCGCGTATCCCAAATAGTCGTCTTGCTCGAATCGCATTGCATAGTCGTACATGGTCACTCCTCGGAGGTGATCGTTCAGCGCTCAGGCAGGCGAAGGGGGCTCTCAGAGCCCCAGTTGTTTAATGATCGCCTTGCGGGTCCCTTCGGGCATTTCCTTAGCCCCGTGATCCGCGAAAGTTGTCTTGTTACCGTTTGGAGCGGTGACTTTGAAGTGGCTTCCCTTGCCTGCTTCGAAGATCACCCCTTGGGCCTTCAACCATCGTCTGAACTCGCTGAACTTCATCACCTCGCCTCGTTGTTTGGATGAGGCGAGTATACATCACTTTTGTGGTAATACAACAAATATGTAGTATTGCCGTTCATGCCCAGTACGGAGTCGAGCGCATGGAGTTTTTTCACCGCCTGCTCGACAAACTCGACTGGCTTGTCGCAGGGCTGATCGGCGCAATCGTCGCCAGCTGGTGGCACAAGGATGACCTCAAGGACCTCTGGTCCTGGGCGATCTTCCTCGTCACCGGTATCGCCTGCGCGTTCTACCTCACCGGCATCGTCTGTGACCGCTTCGCCGTGGTCGAGCCCAGTGATGTAGCTGGAGTCGGGTTCCTGCTCGGCGCGTTCGGCGGCTCTCTCATGGCCGCTATCAACCGAGCCATCAAAGCCGCTGACCTCTGGGCGCTCATTCGCCAGCGGTTCGGGGGAGGCAATCCACCATGAACCTTGAACTGATCAACTCCATCGCCTGCGGCTTCATTGCGCTGTGGGCTACCTGGTGCGTGCTGAGCGGGAAGGTCCGTGACGGGATCGTCGGCAAGATCATCTATGCGGCGATCGCAATTAGCGGTTTTGTCGTGATGACGCGCAACCAGACGCTTTTCTTCGGCCCGACCAATGCCGGGCTGACGCTTCACGCGTCCCTCTGCCTGGCTGGAGTACGCCACATGTTCATGGTCACGTATTGGGCTGCGGTGAAGAAGTGGATCTGCTCGAAGCTGAACTGCGAGCACTGCCTTCGGGATTCGCGCTTCGGTGCGCAGCCAGGGCAGGTAGATCGTCGGAAGCGATAGTCAGCTCGCCAGCTGCTACCATGCATTCATCGATGCAGGGGAGGCGATGAATATGGCTGTTGGGTTCAGATTCATTGGTGGTGAGAACTGCGAGGTCCGCGGAGGGACTTTTGTAGGTATGGATGCTGGCGGAGAGATCGTCGATTCCTCAAACGTAAAGGTTACCGATTCGATAGTTGTGGGTGGTGTAGCGGTAAGGGGTAAAGGAAACGTAGGACTTACTTTCTCGAATCTCGTACATACCGAAAAGCCTGACCCTTCTTTGCTTTCTCAGGCTGTCAGGAGGGCTGCACATGGCGATGTTTGATCTCAAAGACTCCGAAGACATAAAGCTCACTGATTGCCATACCGACGCCAAGACCCTTGTAAAGGGAGAGGGTCTGAAAAGGCTAGAAGTAGACAAATCCTCAGCGTCTGCCTCGGTTAGGCCGAAATTTAATCTGATGCAGTTCTTTCTGAATCACCTGCTTGCAACGTGTTTGAGCGTGTTGGCAACTGTGGTTGGGGGCTATTTTATTTTTTGGTTCGGCTGGACTGGCTGAGCAACCCGCTAAAGAGAGGCGGTATTGAACAGACCTTTTCCGCCAGTCCCCGTGCTTGAGATGTCCGAACTGTCCATGCTCGGCATTCGCCTCACACCCGCGCCTGATGTGTGGGAGTGGATTCAGTCCGAGATATTTGCCGACACCGGCGGCATTCACAACGAAGACCATGCGCATCTGATCGACGCTGACATCTCGGTCATGTGGGCATCTGCCAGTTTCGAGAAGCAAGGTCGCCAGGTATTGGGTCAGGCGGAGCAGGTCGCCTTCCGCGCAGGCGGTTGGCAGAAGGCGCGAATGGAACAGCAGATGTTCGACTGGTTCGGCGGTGTGCCGACCTTCATCATCACCTTGGCTGCCGACTACTGCTCGGCCTGCAGCGACGTCGAGTTCTGCGCACTCATCGAACACGAGCTCTATCACCTGGCCCAGGCCACTGACAAATACGGCCAGCCTGCATTCACCCAGGACGGCGCGCCCAAGCTGAAGCTTCAAGGCCACGATGTCGAAGAGTTCGTCGGTGTGGTCCGCCGCTACGGTGCGAGCAATGAGGTTCAGGCCATGGTCGATGCAGCAAACAAACCCGCTGAGGTGGGGAAACTGAATATTTCGAGGGCCTGCGGAACCTGTCTGCTCAAGTCGGCCTGATGTGAGACAGGCATGAGACGGATGGAAATCTATGGCAGCCCTGAAAAGCGATGTGAAAGCCTTCATCGTTCAGGCTTTGGCGTGCTTCGACACTCCCACCCAAGTCTCAAAAGCGGTGAAGCAGGAATTCAACGTTGACGTAACCCGTCAGCAGGTTGAGCAGCACGATCCAACCAAGCGCGCCGGAGTGAATCTGGCGAAGAGGTGGGTCACGCTCTTCGAGGACACTCGAAAGCGGTTTCGTGAAGAGACCGCAGACATCCCGATCGCCAACCGTGCTTTCCGGCTCCGAGCCATGAACCGGTTCGTCGAGCGCGCGGAAACCACGAAGAACATCGTCCTCGCCATGCAGATCCTCGAACAGGCGGCCAAAGAAACCGGCGACATGTACGTCAACCGCCACCGCCGCGATGAGCCTGACGACGAACCAGCAGTGCCCACTCGAATCCAGGTCGACGTAGTGGATGCGAGGAAGCCGAATGCCGAGCCTTAACGTTCCGCAGGCCAGCTTCCTTCAGATGCAGCACAAGTTCCGCGCCTTCGTCGCCGGGTTCGGTTCGGGCAAGACGTGGGTGGGGTGCTCAGCGCTCAGCAAACACTTCATGGAGTGGCCCGGCGTCAACGCTGGCTACTTCGCACCGACTTACCCGCAGATCCGGGACATCTTCTATCCGACGATGGATGAGGTGGCCTTTGACTGGGGGCTGAAGACCAAGATCAACCAGGCGAACCATGAGGTTCACGTCTACAGCGGCCGGCAGTACCGCGGCACTGTGATTTGCCGATCGATGGAGAAGCCGCAAACCATCGTCGGTTTCAAGATCGGTCACGCCCTGGTCGATGAGCTGGACGTGCTGACCGCCATCAAGGCTCAGCAGGCCTGGCGCAAGATCATTGCCCGGATGCGCTACAACGTCGCCGGGCTGAAAAACGGTGTGGATGTCACGACCACGCCGGAAGGATTCAAGTTCGTCTTCCAGCAGTTCGTGAAGCAGTTGCGCGACAAGCCCGCGCTCAACGCCATGTATGGCCTGGTGCAGGCCAGCACGTTCGACAACGAGCTGAACCTGCCCGACGACTACATCCCGTCACTGATGGAGTCATACCCCGAGCAGTTGATCCGGGCCTACTTGAACGGCCAGTTCGTCAACCTGACGTCTGGATCGATCTACCACGCCTACGACCGCAAGCTGAACCAGTGCTTTGACACCGTCCAGGTGGGTGAGCCGCTGTTCATCGGCATGGACTTCAACGTCGGCAAGATGGCTGCGGTCACGCATGTGAAGCGAGACCAGGGAATGCCCCGCGCGGTTGACGAGTTGATGGATGGTTACGACACGCCCGACATGATCCGACGCATCAAGGAGCGGTACTGGCGGCACAACGGCAACGACTTCGAGAAGACCTGCGAAATCAGGATCTACCCAGACGCCTCTGGCGACTCGCGCAAATCAGTAAACGCCAGCCTCACCGACATTGCCATGCTCAAGCAGTCCGGCTTCACGGTGATTGCTCCGGCGGCAAACCCGCCGGTGAAGGACCGCATCAACGCCATGAACGCGATGTTCTGCAATGCGCAGGGCGAGCGCCGGTATCTGGTCAACCCGTTCACCTGCCCAACGTATGCCGATGGCCTTGAGCAGCAGATCTGGGCGCCCAACGGCGAGCCCGACAAGACCCAGGGCAACGACCACGCGAACGACGGCGGCGGTTACTTCATCCACAAAGAATTCCCGATCATTAAACCGGTCACCACCTTGAATATGGGGTTTGCTCGCTGATGGCCAATGACGTCACATTCACCCGCCCGGAGTACGACGCGGCGAAGAGCCGGTGGCGCCTGGTGCGTGACGTCTGCAAAGGCTCGGAAACCATCAAGGCCGGCGGCGATCTCTACCTCCCGCGCCCGAACGCTCATGACAAGAGCAAGGAAAACGAGGAGCGGTACAAGGGCTACAAGGCTCGCGCTGTGTTCTACAACGCCACGGGTCGGACGAAACACAGCCTGGTCGGTGCGGTGTTCCGCACCTGGCCAACGCTCGCCGCGCCCGGCGCGCTCGAATACGTGTCCAAGGACATCGACGGGCAGGGCGTCAGCATCTACCAGCAGTCTCAATCGGTGATCGGGCATCTGCTCGAGGTTGGGCGCCATGGCCTGCTGGTGGACTACGCAGCGGTCGAGGCTGGCAGTGTCAGCAAGGCCGATGAGATCTCGGGCCGCGCCCGGGCGAACGTCAGCAGCTACCCGGCTGAGTCCATCCGCAACTGGAAGACCCGGCAGGTTGGCGGCCAGCATCTGCTGAGCCTTGTGGTGCTGCGCGAGACTGTCGACGTCGATACGGATGACGGATTCGGTAGCGAGCAGGTGGTTCAGTACCGCGTGCTGCGCCTGGACGCGTCAGGGATCTACACGCAGGAGGTCTGGCAGGAAGGTACGGCTGTCACCGAAATGGTCACGCCGCCATTCGCCCCGCTAAATGGCTCAGGCCAGCAGTGGAAGGTAATCCCGTTCCAGTTTCTCGGCAGCGAGAACAACGACACCAGCATCGACGACTCACCGCTGTACGACATGGCCGAGGTCAACATCGGGCATTACCGGAACAGCGCGGACTATGAAGACGCGGCGTTCCTGATGGGCCAGCCGCAGGTGTTCATGGCCGGACTCGATGAGCAGTGGGTCAAGCTGCTGGAAGAGAAGGGCATCTACTTCGGCTCGCGGGCCATCCTGCCGCTACCGGTCAACGGGTCGGCGGGCATCCTGCAGGCCCAGGCCAACACCATGATCAAAGAGGCCATGGACGCCAAGGAGGAGCAGTTGGTTTCCTTGGGCGCCCGGCTGATCGAGCGTGGCAGCGCGGTGAAGACCGCAACCCAGGCGGACAACGACAGCGCCGCCGAGCACAGCGTGCTCTCGCTCGTCGTGAGCAACGTCAGCGAGGCCTATACACAGTGCCTGGCATGGATGGTTGAATTCACCGGCGCCGCGGGCAAGGCCGAGTACAAGCTGAATCAGGACTTCACCCAGATCAGCCTAGACGCCAACATCATGGCCGGCCTGTTCAACGCAGTGCAGGGCGGGCGCCTGCCGGTGACTGACTTCTGGCAGTACCTGCGCGATCGCGGAATCATCAACCCTGAAAAGGATGACGATCAGATCCGCGACGAATTGCAGACCGACGCTTCCAGCTTGAACCTGGACGACGAGGATCCACCAAATGGCGGCCAACCAAGCAATCCTTGATGCCACCATTCGGCACGCCGTCTTCCTGGAGCAGCTGAAGTCAGGCGAGGTGAAGAAGTTCGCCCCGTTTCTGAAGGAGATCGACCGCAGCATTCGTGACCGGCTGTCCAAAGCTGATCTGACCGATTACACAGCGGCGCGTCTTGAGCGGCTGCTGACGGAAGTCGACAGCCTGCTACTGGGCATCTTCAACCGGTTCAGCGATCAGTTGAATCTCGACCTGGTGGACATCGCCAACTACGAGGCTCAGTTCGAAGCGACCATCCTGACCCGGGCAGCGCCGCCAAGCATCACATTCGATGCCGCGGTGCCTGGTGCGACGGCGATCCGGGCGGCCATCCTCACCAACCCGCTCAGTGTGCGCGGTGCGGACGGCGGCAAGCTGCTCGACTCGTTCATTGAGGGCTTCACCTCGACCGAGCGACAACGCCTCACAGGCGCGATCCGGCAGGGCTTCTTCGAAGGCCAGACCAACTTCCAGATCATCAAGAACATTCGCGGGACCAAGGCGCTTAACTACAACGACGGCATCCTGGCCACGACCAACCGCAATGCGGGCTCAGTCGTTCGCACAGCAGTCCAGCACGTCGCCACCCAGGCGCGGATGGAGACGCTGAAGGAAAACAGCGACGTCGTTCAGTCTGTCGAGTGGGTCAGCACGCTGGATTCGAAGACGACCGCCCAATGCAGGACGCTGGATGGCCGGCGCTTCAAGCTGATCGAGGGACCAAGGCCGCCGATCCACATCAACTGCCGCTCGACGGTGGTGGCGATCACCCGGTTCAGCGCGCTGCTTTCGAAGGACGGCACCCGCGCATCGGTCGGTGATAGTGGCCCGCAGCAGGTGAGGGCAGACCTCAGCTATTACGACTGGCTCACTCAGCAGCCCGCTGCGTTCCAAGACAAGGCCATTGGTCCTGTGCGAGCAAAGCTGCTTCGCGATGGTGGCCTCAGCGTCGAGCGGTTCTCCGAACTGCAACTCGACCGCAATTTCGCACCACTGACCCTCGACCAGATGAAAGCGCTGGAGCCTCTGGCGTTTGATCGGGCTGATTTGTAATTAGCATTCTTTTCTATCGGCCTCAAATGTCGCTAGCAATTCCTGATATTGATCATTCCATTTATCCATTTCGTCGCCCAAATTTTCAGAGTTCTTAGCGGCATGCTTTTTTTCCTCATCAGTCTTATTGGGTAAATAAAGCTCCATATAATCTAAGGCGATAAGCTTCGGCGTTTTTGATATCGCACCATCTAGATACGAGGTGAGGGCGTACGCAGCCCTGGAGACAGCATCAACTCTTTTTTCGAGAGTTTCGTCATCTTTTATCTTGTGAGACGCAAACGAAATCAAGTTTCCCTGCGTCGCGAAAAATTTATCGACCTTGCTACGGATCACTGCCTCTCTTGAATCAACGCGGGCTAAACAGGATTGCCTAAAGCTCACCGAAGCCGTCTGAGTGGCTGATACCCAGCTTATCCCGGCAGTTATGACTATCCCGAGGAGAGTGAATTTAACCGCACGGATATCAGTCTTTTCTTTTCCATCCTTATTAGTAGTCATCGCGCAGCTCGCTCTGAGTGAGAAGTTACTGCTCGCAAACAGTAAAGCACCTAAACGCAGGCTGGGCCTGCATCCTCGTCTCTGGGAGACAACCAATGCTGAAGTTCCAACTGGACACCCTTGATGGCGTCGACGAATCCGTGCGCGCGCTGTACACCGAAAAAGACGGCAAATTCGTGCTGGGCATTGAAGGCTTGCCGCAACAGGAAGACGTTTCTGGCTTGAAAGCCAAGGTCGACGAGCTGCTCGGCGAGAAGAAAGCTGCAGACAAGGCCCGCAAGGATGCCGAAGAGGCAGCACGCCTGGAGCGTGAAGAAGCCGCGCGCAAGTCCGGCAACGTCGAAGAGCTCGAAAAGTCCTGGTCGGAAAAGTACAGCCGCCGCGAAGCTGAGCTGAACGGTTTGCTCGAGCAGGAGCGTGGCAGCCTCGGGGGCCAGATCCGGGATCTGACCGTGGGCCGCACCGCGACCGACATCGCAGCAGCATTGGCAATCCCAGGCAGCGCCAAAGCGTTGCTCCCTCACATAGAACGCCGCCTGAGCGTTGAACTGCGTGACGGTAAACCCACCGTCGTGGTTCTCGATCAAGCCGGCAAGCTCTCGGCGGCAACGCTGGATGAGCTGAAAGCAGAATTCACCAACGACACGGCATTCGCGCCGCTGATCGCTGGCAGTAAGGCATCGGGTGGCGGGGCTGCCGGTGCTGGGAATGGCGGCGGGGCCGCAAAAGGAAACATCGGCGGCACCAAGCAGGAACGTCAGGCCGCAATCGCAGGCCGGTTCTCTGACCTCCCTCTCAATTAAGGAATTGATCCATGTCCCTGTCTCAAATGCAGGTCTTCAATGATTACGTCATGCCGGCGACTCTGGAGACCCTCGATCAAATGCTCGCGGCCTTCAATGCTGCGAGTAATGGCGCAATCGTGCTGTCTCCGGACGGCTTCACTGGCGACTTCTTGCAAGAGTCGTTCTTCCAGAACCTTGGCGCGGCTCAACGCCGTGTGAACCGTTATGCCGCTCAGGCAGCCGTGACCCCGGTCGACCTGACCGAGCTGCAGAACACCACTGTGAAGGTTGCAGGCGGCTTCGGCCCGGTGCGTTACGAGCCCTCTCAGATGACCTGGCTGCAGCGCCCAACCGTTCAAGGCATCGAGGTGGCTTCGCGCGCGTTCGCCGAGATCCTGCTCAAGGATCAGCTGAACACTGCCATCGCAGCGCTGGTCGCCGCGATCACCGCTCAGGCTGCAGCAGTCAACGATGTGTCGGCCACCGCCGGTATCTCGCAGGCAGGCCTGAACAGCTCCCACGCGAAATTCGGTGATGCCAGCCAGAACCTGGTGGCTCAGGTCATGACCGGTAGTTCGTGGCACAAGCTGGTCGGTCAGAACTTGGCCAACGCCCAGAACCTGTTCCTGGCCGGCAACGTCCGCGTCGTGGACATTCTCGGCAAGACCTCCGTGGTGACGGACGCCCCTGCGTTGCTGCAGGCCGGCACTCCGAACAAGGAGATCGTGCTGGGGCTGGCGTCCGGTGCGGCGCTGGTGCATGACGGTCGCGACATCATCTCGAACGTTCAGACCACCAACGGTCAGACCCGCATCGAGACCACCATTCAGGTCGACTACACCTTCGGCCTGGGCCTGAAGGGTTACACCTGGGACACCGCGAACGGCGGCAAGTCGCCTACCAGTGCGGCGCTGGCCACCGGCACCAACTGGGACAAGACCGCCACCAGCATCAAGGACACCGCTGGTGTTGCCCTGATCGGTGACGCTTCCAAGTAACCCCTTGATGTCCAAGCCGGGACGTGTGCCCGGCTTGGCGGAGATGCAATCATGACTGAGAAAAACGTTTGGTATCTGCCAGGCCCGTTCCACCGTTACGAAGACGACGTGAAGGCCATCGCCAAGAAAAATGGCCTGATCATCATCGACGCGAACGTGACACCCGACCGTGACGATGAAACCGACAAGCCGCCCAAGGCAAAGCTGAAGCCTGAATACGCTGACGGTGAAGTCGAAACCGACCCCGCGAAGATGGGTGTGGCAGAATTGCGTGAATGGCTCACCGGTCAAGGTGTCGAATTCGACCCCAAGGCGCCGAAGGCCGACCTGGTCAAACTCATCCCAGCGGAATAACCCATGGCACTCATCACCGAGGACGGTACCGGCAAGCCTGATGCCGAAAGCTATGCAAGTGCTGCCGATCTGGTCCTCTACGCCGGAAAGTTTGGTGTGACGATCCCGGCAGACGTGCCAGCGCAGGAAGCATTGCTGCGCCGGGCCGCCTTGGCGATGGATGGCATGACGTGGAAGGGCAGGAAGATGTCGAGTGACCAGGCGCTCGCCTGGCCTCGGCGTGGCGTCGAGTTGGACTGTGAGCTGAAGCCCGACAACTACCTGCCAGCGCGGATCGAGTACGGGCAGATGGCCTTGGCCGCCGAGATCCACGCGGATGACATTGATCCGATTGACCAGCGTAAAGGCGCTGTGACCCTGGATCGTGTTGAAGGCGCTGTCACCCGGGAATACGCGGTGATCCCGAGCAACAGTTCTAGGCTGCTGCCGGCGGCGCCGGATCGGCCGAGCGCTACGCAGTTTGCCGACTACCTGCAAAGGCGTGGGCTGTTTGCTATTCGAGCCTGATAAAGTGATCTGACACAGTCAGGTGACCCAAAATGAGCAGCGAAGACGAAAAATTGCGCTTGAGCTTCACGGATGAGCAGTGGCTAGAAATCGAAATCCAAGCTGCAGCTATGAAGATGGATGTCCAAGAATACCTTCAGATGATCCTGAAAGAAGGAATCGCCGAAATGAAAGGCGAGCCAGAACCTGTGAAAACACTTCACTGAGTATTCGTGCGCGGCCTGAATTCAGGCCGATTAACTTGGAGCCCCCATGGCCTTCTACGACGAGATGGCCGTGATGGCCCTTGAGCTGATCACCGAGTTTGGCCAGGCGGTCACCCTGCGCGACACCGTGAGGGGCGGCTACAACCCATCCACCGGCGAGACCACGCCTGACACCATCAGCGAGCAAACCGCCCAAGGCATCCTGCTCGACTTCACCGGCCAAGAATTCCAGACCAACAGCGTGATAAAGGTTGGCGACAAGAAGCTGAAGATCGCCGCGAGCGGTCTCAGCACGCCGCCGGCACTGCTCAGCAAGGTCGTCATCCAGGGCAAGGTCTGGTCAATCGTCCCGCCGCTCAAGGAAATCAACCCCGCGGGCACGCCGCTGCTCTATGAGCTGCAGGTGCGGTCATGAGCCGGGCGGGCGCCGGACAATCTGGCAGCTTTGCTCTGAGCCTGGCGCAGTTCGCCGAGCAGGCCAAGGAAGCAATCGACGCCAGCCTGCGCGAGATCATCGTCGAGCTCGGCAGCAGCGTTATCCGCATGTCACCCGTGGGTAACCCTGAAATCTGGGCTGCCAACGTCGCGCACCGCGCAAAGAACACACACGCCGCCGATGACTACGATTTCAAGGTTGCCGTGCGCAACACGCTGGTCAATCTCAACGACAGCAACTTCACCAAAGCGGGCAACCTGCGAAAGGGCGTGAAATACGCCAAGCCGCTGACCAAAGCCGAGCGTGTGCAGAACTTCAACGTGAACGGGCTGGTGTCAGGCAAGGATTACGTCGGAGGCCGGTTCCGTGGCAACTGGATGTTCAGCATCGGCTCGCCGGACAACACCACGACAGACGAGGTCGATCCGACCGGGCGCAAATCCACGGCGCGAATCGTCGACGGCGCGATCGAGTTCAAGGCTGGCGACACGGCCTACATCACCAACTCGCTGCCATACGCGATACCGCTGGAGTTCGGCCATTCCCAACAGGCGCCCGGCGGCATGGTCCGAATCACTGTCGCCCGCTTCCAGCAGATCGTGCTCGAGGCCATCAGGAACAACCAGCTATGAGTCATTCGAAAATCCGCCTTCTGTATCAGTCCAGGCTCGACGCTTGGGCGACTGATCAGGGGTTGCGGGTCGCGTATCAGGGAGTGCAGTTCGACCCGGAAGACGGCGAGACCTACCTGCGGGCCTTCCTGCTCCCCGCCGGCACCGACAGCAATACGTTGGCCGGTGACCAGAAGATCTACACGGGTGTGTTTCAGGTCAGCATCGTGACGCCATCCGGCAGCGGCCCGACCCGCGCTGAAAGCCTGGCCGACGACATCGCCGACCTGTTCCCGCTGTACCTGCGGCTGAGCGACGGCGATTTCACCGTGATTGTGCTGACTCCGGTTGAACCCGGACCAGGTATCACCGACGACGCGACCTACACCGTCGCCGCGAGCTTCCAGTACCGCGCCGACACCGAATAATCAGGAGGACCGATGGACCTAAATGAGTTTCAAGCCCGCAAGAAGGCGCTCGAAGCCGAACTGGCGCAAGCCATCCAGCAAGCCTTCAACCAGTTCAAGGCCGATACCGGTGTGGGCATTCTGGCTATCGACGTGAACGTCTACCGAATGCAGCGCATCGACGAGCCAGCACCTGATCCAGTAGTTGGCACAGTCACCCTGGCAGTCGACCTGTAAACCAATCCCCGCCCATTGGGCAAAACCTGAACCCCGCCGAGTGCGGGGTTTTTCATTTCTACGAGAGGACAAATCCCATGGGCTACAAAATCCCGAACGGCGGCACGTTCCAGCATGCGGCGACCTACGCTGGCGCGCTGGCGTTCTCGGCCATCTCCAATGCGTCCGAAGCTATCGCTACCGTGGTCGGCTCCACGCTTGCTTCCGGCGACATCGTCCTGCTCAGCTCCGGCTGGAGCAAGCTGGACAACAAAGTGGTGCGAGTGAAGACCGCGACCGCTACGGCTATCACCCTGGAAGCGATCGACACCACCGACACGCAGGTTTATCCGGCTGCCGGCGGCGCCGGCTCGATGCGCAAGATCCTCACCTGGGTGCAGATCCCGCAGGTGACCGATCTGGCTTTCTCCGGCGGCGACCAGAACTACCTGGACGTCGTGTTTCTGGAGAACGACCAAGGCAAGCAGATTCCCACGGACAAGGCAGCGGCCAGCATGGTGCTGACCATCGCTGACGACCCTGCTCAAGCCTTCAATGCCGTGCTGCTGGCGGCTGATGCTGGCAAACAGGTGCAGGCAGCACGCCTCAACCTGCCGGGTAATGACACGCTGTTCTACGGTGCCTACACCTCATTCTCCAAACAGCCTGCGGTGTCCCGCAGCAATCTGCTGACCCGCACTGTCAACCTCGCGCTGCAGTCCGAGCCGACCCGCTACCTGACCGCGAGCGCCTAACCCATGGCGAAGTTCAAGATTGCCCAGAACCCCACGTTCAAGGCGGACGTGGACATCCCGCGAGTCGGCGGCGCCCTGATCAAGGTCCCGTTCGAGTTCAAGTACCGCAACCGCAAGGAGCTGGCGAAGCTCTTCGCTGGCTGGCAGCAGGCGGCCAAGGACGACCAGGAACGTCTGAAAGAGAAGGGCGAAGACATCACCCTGGTCGACATCACCGAGGCCGACATTGACCGGCAAATCGACCAGGTCACCGAGCTGGTCGAGGGCTGGGGTTTCGATGACAAGCTCTCGGCAGAAACCATCCGCGCGCTGATCGAAACGTCGTCCGGTGCTGGCGATGCGATCGTCCAGGCATACCAGAACGCTTTCGCCGTGGCCCGCCTGGGAAACTGAAAGAGGTGTCGCAGGCCTTGTACACGGCTGCGGCACCTGCGAGCCAACTTGCGCTCTTCGGCATGTCAGCCGCCGACCTCGATGAAACCATCGAAGTTTTCCCCGAGAACTGGCCGGCGTTTCTGGTCATGGAGGCGATGGGCACCCAGTGGCGCGCAGGAATGGGCGGCGCCACTGGATTGGACTACGCCGCCATACCGCCAGTTATGAGCCTGCTGAGCGTCCCAAAAAAGATCAGAAACAGCGTGTTCCAGGACGTTCGAGTCATGGAGTCAGAGGCGTTGATCGCCATGAGCACTGAATAATTGCGGAGCGAGCATGACCAACATCGCCGAACTGGGAATCGCGGTTGATTCGGGTGATGCCCTCCAGGCCGCGACCGACCTGGACAAGCTCACGCAGGCTGGCGTCAAGGCCGAGAAAGCAGCTGACGACGTCGCCATTGGCTTCAACAAGGCCGCTGTCGCCGCCGACAAACTGGCCGAGGCGGAGACAAGAGCCGCGCAGGCAACAGCCGATGCCAAGGCCCGCCTGATCGAGACAGCGAAGACCTCGCTGGAAAACAGCGAGTATTACCAGCGCCTGACGACCAGTGTCACCAGCACCGCCAGTGCCATGGATGCAAGCCGGGATTCGACGGCCAGCCTTGCTGCGCTGCAGAAGCGCTTGCAGGCTGAATCTGATGCGCTCGTCGGCACGAATCAGCAGGGCGCCAAGGCTGCTAAGGATGCGGCAGCGGCCACCGGCGTGCAGGCGGAAGGGCTGCAGACGCTGCTCGGCAAGATCAGCCCGGCATTGGCAGCACTGCAGAAGCTCGATGACCAGCAGGAAGAGCTGAACAAGCACCGGAAGGCCGGGACCATCGGTGACGACGAGTTCAAAACCTACTCGGCAGACATCGATGTCGCGCGACAGAAGATCAAAGGCCTGGGCGACGAAACTTCGAAGTTCAGCCTGAACACCAAGGGCGCGCGCGAGAACGTGCTGCAGCTCGGCAACGCGCTGGCCGAGGGAAATTTCCGGGTCGCGGCCCACAACCTGCTGGAGATCAGCACAAGCGCGGGCACATCTGCTTTGCGCCTAGCTGCGATTCTTGCCCCCATCGCAGCAGTTGCTGCGATCGTGGCCACCCTCGGCATCGCCTACTACAAGGGCGGTGAGGAGGCCGACAGTTACAACAAGGCCCTGATAACCACCGGAAGCGCTGCAGGCGTCAGTGCAGAGCAATTGGGAAGCCTGGCCCGCCAGATCAGCGCAACAGTTGGTACCACCGGGGCTGCGGCTGAAGTGCTCGCCACCCTGGCAGCCAACGGCAAGATCGCTGGCGACAGCTTCGGCGCGATCACCCAGGCCGCCGTGGGCATGCAGGAGGCGACCGGCACCGCAATCAGCGCGACGATCGCCGAGTTCGTGAAGCTGGCCGACGATCCGGTGAAGGCGTCTGCTGCCCTGAACGAGCAGTATCACTACCTCACCGCATCGGTCTATTCGCAAATCGCTGCGCTGGAGGAGCAGGGAAACCACGCCGGTGCCGTGAAGCTTGCGACCGAGCAATACGCCGACGCGATCAACGAGCGTACGCCGAAGATCCTGGAAAACCTGAGCTTCTGGGAGCGCGGCTACCTGGCTGTCGCCAAAGCGGCCGACGGGCTCAAAAACCTTGGCCGGTCTGATATCGACACAGACATCGCCCATGCCCAGCGCGATCTCGATCAGGCCAAAGACGGCGACGTCGGCCTGTTCCAGAACAAGCAGGTGATGATCGAGTATTACACCGACAAGCTGACCTTCCTGCAGGACACCAAAGCCGCCAATGCTGACATCGCCAAATACGATGCGGAGCAGGCCAAGGCCCAGCAGGACTCGATCAGTGCCATGGGCAAGATCGATGCGCTCACAAAATCCTCGTACACCAATGAGCAGAAGCGCACCGAGGCGGTAAAGGAATACAAGAAGTGGCTCGACGACATTCGGAAGGCCGATCCGAAAGATGCCCGGCTGAATCAGACGGCCGTCGATAAGAACCTGGCGAACATTAACGACAAGTTCAAGGATCCTTCTGGGCCGGCGAATCAGCTGGACCTGACCGGTTTCAACAATGCACAGAATCAGCTGAAATCTGTCACCGGCTACTACCAGAACCTCGAAAAGGAACTTGATTCGGCTCAGAAGGCTGGCCTGGTGTCGGCCGAGTCCTACAGCAGCCAGCGCATCGCGATTGCCGAGCAGGAGAAGGGTGACGTCACGGCGGCGTACGAGGCTGAAATTGCCGCGCTCGAAGCCACTCGTGATAAATCCTCGACCACCGGCCAGCAGCGGGTTCAACTTGACCAGAAGATTGCTGACGCGCGAACCGCCATGGTCAAGGCGCAGAAGGATGCCGACAGCCAGCTCGAAGTGCTCGCCACCAACGAGCAGGGGCGCTTGGTCAAGCAGGAACGGTCGATCAATTCCTACGTCCAGGCGCTAGGCCAGCAACAGAAGGCCCTCGAACTGGCTGGGCAGCGCGCTGTGCTCGGCGTTGGCCGGGGTGACCGTGAGAACGCTCTCGACGGCCAGCTGAACGCGCAGCAAGACCGGTTTGCTCAGCAGGCGCTGGATCTAGAAAACCAGCGCTCTGACCCGTCGCGGAATATGTCGGAGGAGGAGTTCGCGAAGAAGTCGCAGGCCCTCGCCGATGCCAACAAAAAGGCGACGGACCAGATTCGCCAGAACTACGCGGACGTGCAGGCGGCCCAGGGTGATTGGACCAGCGGTGCAACTGCTGCCTGGGAAAACTACCTCGACAGCGCCAGAGACATTGCCGGGCAGACAAAGAGCCTGTTCGGCAACGCCTTCAGCTCCATGGAAGATGCAATAGCGAACTTCGCCGTCACCGGCAAGCTGTCGTTCTCGGACTTCACGAAGTCGATCCTGTCTGACCTCGCACGAATCGCTACCCGGCAGGCATCGTCCGCGCTGCTGAGTTCGCTATTCGGCGTGGGGCTGAGCTACTTCGGCGGCGGGAGTGGCAATGGACTCGCCGCAGGCTCGGCCGGAGCCGCATCGTCCAACCTCGGCGCGTCGCAGGCTGGCTACTCCTCGTCCTATTTTCCGCAGGCCAAGGGCGGTGCATGGCTGGACGGCGTGCAGATGTTTGCCAATGGCGGCGCGTTCAGCAACGGCATCGTCAGCTCACCGACGGCGTTCGGCATGGCGGGCGGTGGAACCGGCGTGATGGGCGAAGCCGGGCCTGAGGCCATTGTTCCGCTCACCCGGACCAGCAGCGGCGCTCTCGGGGTCCGTTCGATTGGCGGGGGAGGTTCGACGATCCAGATCAACGCGCCGGTGAGTGTGGTCACGCAAGACCGCAGCTCAGAAGGCATGCAGCTGGATCAGCAGGCTCTACAGCAAAACCTGCAGAAGCAGATGCAGGCAGCCGCTGACAAGGCCGTTGCCGACTCCTGGCGCGCTGGCGGCGTCAGCTACCGGAATACGAACAGGAGGAGTTGATGGCTATCGAGACATTTACCTGGCCAACCCAGACCGGAGACGCGCCCGATATCAACTATCGGGTCAGGTCTTCTCAGTTCGCCGACGGGTATAAGCAAACCGTCGGGGATGGGCCGAACAACAAGGAAGGCTCGTACCCGATCACCTACACCGGATCGAAGGCGAAGGTGCTGGAGATAGTAGCGTTCTTCGACCGCCACGCCGGCGCCAAAGCCTTCAAGTGGACCACTCCGCTGGGTGAGCTTGGGCTGTTCACTTGCCAGAAGCTGGTGCCGACTCCGGTCGGCGGCGGCCAATTCAAACTTACAGCCACGTTCGACCAGGCTTTCGCCCCATAAGGATCCACCATGCCGTTAATCAGCGATCTGCAGGTTCTTGAGCCTGGCAGTGAGGTGCTTCTGTTTGAATTGGACGGCTCGGATTACGGGGCGGATCTCCTGCGGTTCCATGGCCATGCGATCCCGCACACGCCTGCTGAGTTGGTGGCCGCCGGCGATGATGCCGATCAGTTGCCAGCCAAATCGATCTGGTGGGACGGCGAGGAGTACGGGGCTTGGCCGATGCAGATTGACGGTATCGAGGCCAACGGCGACGGCACGGCGGTTCGCCCAACGCTGTCAGTGGGCAACGTCAATGGCAGGATCACTGCGCTCTGCCTGGCATTCGAGGATCTGCTCGACTTCAAGCTGACGATGCGGCACACGCTGGTGCGCTACATCGACGCGGTGAATTTCCCCACCGGCAACCCAGATGCCGATTCCACGCAGGAATCCATCGAGGTCTGGTACTTGGACCAGAAAACCAACGAGGACGGAGAAACAGTCTCTTGGGAGCTGGCCAGCCCGGGAGATGTCGGCGGCGAGACCATTGGCAGGCAGATGACCACGCTGTGCCACTGGTGCATGACTGGCGGTTATCGCGGGCCGAACTGCGGCTATACCGGGCCGTATTTTGACAAAGACGGCAACCCGACCGACAACCCTGAAATGGATGAGTGCAATGGGCTGCTCACCACCGGCTGTGAGCCGCGCTGGGGGGCGAACAACGAACTGCCCTTTGGCGGCTTCCCGGCTGTATCGCTTATTGCCAGGAGCTGAAGATGCTCAAGTACATTCTCAAAGCAGTGCAGACCCACGCCGCCGCCGAATATCCGCGCGAGTGCTGCGGTCTGCTTGTGAGCATCGGGCGCAAGCAGCAGTACATCCCGTGTGCGAATACCGCGACCGTGCCGAACGAAGAGTTCCGTATTGCTCCGGAGGAATACGCGGCCGCTGAGGACCAGGGCGAAGTGATCGGCATCGTCCACTCGCACCCGGACGCAACCAGCAGGCCGTCGCCGCGCGATCTCGCCATGTGCGAAGCGACCGAACTGCCCTGGCACATCATCAGCTGGCCGGAAGGCGATCTGCGAACAATCGTTCCGACGGGACACACACCGTTGCTGGCCAGGCCATTCGTTCATGGCGCATGGGACTGCTGGCAGGTCTGCGCTGACTGGTACAAGCGAGAATGGGGGCTGGAGTTTGAAGCGTTCAAGCGTGAAGACGGGTGGTGGGAGCAGGCCGATGGCCCGAGTTTGTACGAGCAGGCCTACGAGGCGGCGGGGTTCGAGCGGGTCGGCACCCCGCAGCGCGGCGACATGATCGTCATGGAAATAGGGCGCGCCAAGCATCCGAACCATGCGGGAATTTACCTCGACTCAGATCCGAGCCTTCCAGGCGAGACGGCTGCGGTGCACGGCGCCGGACCTTTCCTGATCCACCACATGTACGGCAAGCCGTCAGAGATCATTGTCTTCGGCGGGCCTTGGCATGACAGAGCACGCCTGATCCTCAGGCACAAAGACGCGAAACAGTGAGCGGCGATGCCGCAGGAGACGAACATGCAGCAAGGCTACGTACTGACGATGCAGAACCTGTTCGCGACCGAGAATGGGGTTAATGTGGGATGCAAGGCCGAAGTCGCGATCCTTGATGGTGACGTTGAAATCGATCGACTAACGCTGACCGGTAAAGTCGGGCCGGGTGAGAGCGTCTATCGCCGGAAGTACGAGGGCAGGGCTGGGTTGAGAGCCGAGCTTTTGACTGGGGTTGGTCAGATCACCTTTACGGCAACCTGACCTCGCACGTTAGGCCTGTGGTTCGTCTTCGATAATGAATTCGTCCGTACCTGGCAAATGGAAAATGTAGGCGGCCTTGTAACCCTCTCCCATGGTTCGCGCTCTTGCCTCAGCCTCAGGCTTGGTCCGGAACGCACCAACCATGATGTTGGGTTGATCGCGGACTACGCCCCAGGTGTAGATCCAGTCCTTTTTACTTTGTGAATATTCGTCATTGCTCACATCGACCTCCTAGGTCACATTGCCCCGGTCCATGGGCTTGCAGGCAACGGACCGAGGCGGTTCGTTGGAGGCGAAAAGCTACTACGCCGTGTATCAGCTCTGTTACTGATCGTTTGTCCAGCGCTGGATGGGCAGCCAGGCCGGTGCTACCCTCGGCCCTTTCTCAATGAGGGATCATCATGCGAATTTTGATAGGGGCGCTGGCTGTTGCCCTGCTTGCGGGGTGTGCCACCTCACCAATTTCAGCCAGTAAAGCCGATCCAGTGCCGCAATCGAGGCTCTACGCGTTCGGCAATAAAGCTGATGCTCAGCTCGTTGTGACGCGTGATAGCGGGCTTTACGGGTCAGGCTGCAACTATCGCCTCTACATTGATGGCACCTTATCGGCGGAATTCGCTTCTGGTGAGGTCGCGAGGTTCGGGGTGAAGCCAGGCAAGCATATTCTTGGAGTGAAGCCTAGCGCTGCCTGCGGCGGCTTCGGGCTAGTCGAGCGGGAGGTCGAGGTAAACGCTGGTGAGTCGGTGCGGCGCAGAATCACGCTGTCTGGAGATGCGTTTGATATTTCCCCGACTGCGATGTAAGCATCTTCCACAAAACACCCGCTACGGCGGGTTTTTTTATGCCCGGAGTGAAAATGTCAGCCACAGCAGCTCACTACAGCCCCATGACCACGATTCTGCTTTCGGGATCTCTCGCGAAGCGGTTCGGCAGGTCGCACCGCCGTCAGATTGATAGCGGACAAGGATGGGAGGTTTTCCGCGCGCTGAAGGCAACTCTCGATGGGTTCGCCGAAGAGATTCAGCGCCTCGACCGCCTAGGCATGAGATTCGCCGTTTTTCGCAACAGAAAGAACGTCAGGGAAAAGGATCTTGAGCTCGGAGGCACGCGAGAAATCAGGATTGTTCCAGTAGTCAGCGGGAGCAAGCGGGCCGGCGTCCTACAAACGATCTTGGGCGTTGCGCTGATTGTCATAGGATTCTTCGCATACGGCTCCACGACCGCGCAAGGAGCAGCACTCATCGCGGGCGGTATCGCATCTACGGCTGGCGGCGTCATCCAGATGCTCAGCCCACAGGCGAAAGGCTTGAGCCAAAGTGCCTCGCCCGAAAACCTTCCGTCCTACGCCTTCGGCAGTGCGCGGAACACCACCGCCAGCGGCAACCCGGTCCCGATCTGCATCGGCCGTCGGCGCTGGGGCGGGGCGATCATCTCGGCTTCGATCTACGCCGAAGACAAAACCTGATCTTGAACTGGAAGACCCGACCGCCGATTGGCGGTTTTTTTATGCCTGGAGAAAAGCATGGGCGCAGCTGAACAAATCGACATCCGTGGCGCAAAGAGCGGCAGCAGCAGCCCGAAAGCGCCGACCGAGGCAGCCGATAGCCTGCGCTCCACCAACTTGGCCAAGATCCTGATCGCAGTTGGCGAGGGTGAATTTGACGGAACCCCGACCGCGGCGAACATCTACCTGGACAACACGCCGATCAACGATGCAAGCGGCAACGTCAATTTCCCAAATGTGAAATGGGAGTGGCGGACCGGCGCAGTGGACCAGACCTACATCCCAGGTATCCCATCGGTCGAAAACGAGACGACCGTCAACGTTGAATTGCGCAGCGACACCTCGTGGGTGCGCTCGCTGACCAATACCCAGCTGTCGGCCGTGCGTCTGCGCTTTGCGTGGCCAGCGTTGCAGCAGCAGGACGACAACGGGAACGTCGGCGGATACCGGATCGAATACGCAGTCGACGTCGCGACCGATGGCGGAGCGTATCAGCAGGTGCTGGACGAAGCTGTCGACGGCAAGACCACAACCCGTTACGAGCGTTCGCGTCGTGTCGATCTTCCTGCGGCAACCTCCGGCTGGCAGATCCGCGTGCGCCGCATCACGGCGAACCAGAACACGAACAGGATCGCCGACACCATGCTGGTCGCCGGTTACACCGAGGTGATCGACGCCAAGCTGCGGTACCCAAACACTGCGCTGTTGTACATCGAGTTCGATGCCGAGCAGTTCAGCAACATTCCGGCAGTGACGGTGGACTGCAATGGACGCAGGTGGCAGGTGCCAAGCAACTACGATCCTGTGGCCCGTACCTATACCGGTGTGTGGGATGGCACTTTCAAGTCGGCCTGGACCAACAACCCGGCATGGGTCACCTACGGCACCTGCACTGTTGACCGCTTCGGCCTGGGCAAGCGTATCAAGCCCTTTATGGTCGACAAGTGGGAGCTTTACCGGATCGCGCAGTATTGCGACCAACTGGTCGGCAATGGCGTTGGTGGGCAGGAGCCGCGCTTTCTCTGTGACATGAACCTGCAGGGGAAGGCCGATGCTTGGACGCTGCTGCGCGACATTTCGGCCATCTACCGCGGCATGACCTACTGGGCCCAAGGTCAGTTGGTGATGCAGGCTGATATGCCGCGCGCGCAGGACTTCGATTACGTTTTTACCCGCGCCAACGTCATTGACGGCAAGTTCTCATACGGTAGCGCCTCGTCCCAGACTCGCTACACCCGGGCGATCGTCAGCTACGACAACCCAGCCAACAACTATGACACCGATGTCACCGCCTATTCCGACCCAGTCCTGCAGCGCCGCTTCGGCGACAAGCCGGTGGAGATCAGCGCTATTGGCTGCACCCGAGCGTCCGAGGCGCAGCGCCGCGGTAAATGGGTGGTGATGAGCAACAACCAGGATCGGACTGTCACCTTCAAGACCGGCATGGAGGGCGCAATTCCGCTTCCAGGCTATATTATCCCTATCGCTGACTCGCTTCTGGCGGGTCGGCAGGTGGGCGGGCGCATTTCTGCTGCCGCTGGGCGTGTTGTGACGCTGGACCGTGACACCCAGGCCAAGGCTGGCGACCGACTGATTATCAACCTGCCAAGCGGTAAGGCCGAGGGCAGAACTGTCCAGTCCGTGGCCGGGCGGGCCATTACCGTCACAACGGCGTACAGCGAAACGCCCAGCGTTCAGATGCAATGGGCACTGGATGCTGACGACCTTGCCATTCCCCTGTATCGCGTGCTAAGCACCAAGCGCACCACCGAGGGCGATTACGAAATCTCGGCGCTGCAGTTCGAACCGGGCAAATTCGCTTTCATCGACACGGGGGCGAAGCTGGAAGAGCGCCCGATCAGCGTCATCCCTATCACCGTCGTTCCGGCGCCGGCGAGCGTGACGCTAACTTCGCATTCCGCGATCGATCAGGGCATCGCGATCAACACGATGACCATCACTTGGCCGGCCGTGAACGGTGCGGTCGGCTATGACGTCGAATGGCGCAAGGACAGCGGCAACTGGATCAAGGTGCAACGCTCCGGTACCACCAGCGTCGACATCACCGGTATTTATTCGGGCGCATATCTGGCCCGGGTGCGCGCGGTAAGCGCCTATGACATCTCGTCGATCTGGCGCTCATCGAACCTGACCCAGCTGAACGGCAAAGAGGGCCTGCCGCCGGCCGTGACCTCTTTGACCACCGAAAGCCTGATCTTCGGCATTGGCCTGAAATGGACTTTCCCACCAGGTGCGGAAGACACCCAGCGGACTGAGCTCTGGTACAGCGAGTCGCCCGATTTGGGCACGGCGATCAAACTGGCCGATCTGGCCTACCCACAGTCCGACTACACCATGATGGGGTTGCGCGCCGGGCAGTCATTCTTCTTCTGGGCGCGTCTCATCGACCGCACCGGCAATGTCGGCCCGTGGTTCCCGCAAGCTCCAACGGTCGTGAACGGCCAGGCCAGTTCGGACGCCGGTGATATCCTCGACTATCTGGTAGGTGAAATCACCGAAAGCCAACTGGGTCAGGAGTTGCTGTCGGAGATCGGCAAGATCGGCGGTGACGGCCCGGGTTCGGTTAATGAACGCCTTGACCAGGTAAGGACCGACCTGGGCGAACAGATCACCGATGTCAGCAACACCGTGACCGAAGTGCAGAACGAGCTGCAAGCGCAGATCGATCAGATCGCGGATCTGGCCGACTCGATGCCGTACAAGGCCGACCAGACTTATACCGCCGGGCAGGGCGTGCTCGGAGCTGACGGGATCATCTATCAGGCGACCCAGAACGTGCCGGTCAACACGCCGCCGCCGAACGCCACCTACTGGCTGAACGTTGGCCAGGCAGTGCAGACAGCGAACGGCCTGGCCGCGCGCGTCACCACCGCTGAAACCAAGATCACCAGCATCGAGGGCGTGAACGCCGCGCAGGCGAACCAGATCACCGGCCTGCAAACCTCGCTGGATGGCAAAGCGTCGTCCACTGCTGTCCAGAGCCTGACGACCCGAGTCACGACCGCGGAGGGCACCCTCAGCAGCCAGGGCACGGCGATCACCGGTCTGAACAGCAGCCTGACGACCACAAACCAGAACGTGACCGCCGCGCAGAACGCTGCGAATGCGGCGAACACGCTGGCAGGCGGGAAGGGCAAAGTCATCGTTCAGTCGGCGGCGCCCGCGGCTGCCGATCAGTTGGCCCAGAACCTCTGGATCGACATCACTGGCAACGCGAATACCCCGAAACGCTGGACGGGGAGCGCGTGGGCGGCAGTTACAGACAAGGCTGCGACGGATGCTGCGGCGGCGGCTGCGAGCGCTCTGGCGCAGGTGGCAACCAAGGCCGAGGCAGCAACTGTCCAGGCGTTGAGCAACACGGTTACCCAGCAGGGGACTGACCTGACAGCGGCCGGGAATGCGATCACCAACATCACCGCAAACATTTCGAACGTTGGTGGTGAGAACCTGCTGTACAACCCATCGTTTGACAGGTTTGCGACGGCAAGCTCGCCGATTGCTGATGGCTGGGTGAGCACTGTCCCCGCGGGGCCGTCTGCAGTCTTCTCTCAAGTTGCTTCCACACTTGATCCTTCTGGCAAGTCACAGCGGATCGATGTGTCAGGCCTGACAACCAGCACCTATGCCGACTTGACCCCGGTGGTGACTAATAGGCCAGCGGTATCAGCCGGTCAGGTAATCACCTTGTCGACCAGCGTAAGAGGGACGGCAGGGCTCGGGTTTCAGCTGTTTATGCAGCATCGGGATGCAAGTGGGGCGGTATTGGCGACCGCGTCGCAGGGCGTCAATACGCTAACCGATGGTTGGCAGCGGATCTCACTGACCAGTGCGGCACTTCCCGCAGGGACCGTTGTTACAACGCCCCTTCTTCGAGTGCGTCCAAACTCTGCGGGTTCGATTACCGCTGGATTTGCAGAGGTGGACCGTGCGCAACTTGAAGTCTCTCCTGTCGTAAGTGGCTGGAAGGACAGCGGCAAGGTGGTTTCAGCCGACATCGCCGCTCAGGCTGCAGCCACCACCGCGTTGACGGGGCGGGTAACCCAGACCGAGACCGGACTGACCAGCGTGAGCGGTCAACTTACCCAACTGAACAACAGCATCGGCAGTATGGGCGGTGACAACTTGCTGCCGAACAGCTCGTTTGAGCAGACGCCAAGTGGAGACACAACTCGCCCGACTTACTGGAGAGTCGGCGGCAGCACTGGCGCCACGCCGACACTGACATTTGTCGATTCGACCCTGAGTTCAAGCGTCAAAGCTGTTCGTCTCACTCGCGCAGGTTTGGCGAACGGCGGGTACATAGACCTGAACTGGAACACCCCCGATGCTGACCAGCCAAAAGTCACAGAGGGGCAAGCGTACACCCTGAGCGTGTATGCCAAGCTGTCCAGCTCCTCGGCTCGGTTTGCCATGTACATCCAGTGGATGAACGCGGCCAGCGTGGTTGTTTCAACCAGTCAACTCGCGGAGACGCAAGTAGGAACGACGTTCACTCGGATCAATTTTACCGCGACGTGCCCAGCTGGCGCCGTCAAGGCGCATGTATACGCCGGACGTCTGTTGAATCGCTCCGGCGCAACTGCGGATATGTGGATCGAGCTGGATAACGTGCAGCTTCAGGAAGGCTCTGTTGCCACCGCCTACAGCCCGTCGGTGCAGGCTGTCACCAACGCGCAGGCGGTGACATCGGCGGCAGTTGATTCGCTCTCGTCTACGGTCACCCAGCAGGGCAGCACGCTGACCAGCGTTGCTGCGCGGACTACGACGCTTGAAAACGCGGTGAACAGCACCACGGACGGGCTTGCGACCAAGGCCAGTGCGGCTGCATTGCAGACGTTGTCGAACCGGGTAACCAGCGCTGAAGGGGTGAACACCGCGCAATCGTCCAGCATCACCGATCTTCAAACGTCGGTGTCGACGATTCAGGGCAGCTTGGGCGCTTCGGGGCTTGACCCAGCAGAGAACGCAACGTGGAATTTTGACAGTACAGCGGAGGCCTGGACGGCCAACAACTCGACCTTGTCGTTCCCGTCAGCTGGGGTAATGCGCCAAACCGCGACTGCTGGCGATCCGAGCATCCAAGTGTCCGGCCTGTCCATCAACGGAGGCTTGTTTACGAAGGTCCGGATGTCCATCACGCGCCGCGCTGGAGCCGCCGCAACAGACTGGGATGGTCAGTTCTTCTACTCCACCAGCGGGCACGGCTTTACGGCATCTTTCCGCAAGGTGCTCGCAAACCCTAACCTCGCTATTGGCGCAAGCACCATCCTTGAGTTTGACATGGCGGCGCTCACCGCAGGCGGAGCGGACTGGACGTCCAGCACCATCACGGCCTTGCGTGTCGATCTTGGACTTGTGAGCGGTAGCGCATTCGATATCGACTGGATTGCTGTCGGTCGTGTCGGGCCTGCCGCATCGAGCCGCGCATTACAGTCGCTGACATCGACTGTCACCACGCAGGGCGCAACGCAGACGTCGCAGTCTCAGCAAATCGTAAGCCTGCAAAGCTCGGTCGGCGGCAACACTGCTCAATTGCAGCAGCAGGCAACAACGATCGCGGACTCGGCCAACAAAATTGCTTCTTCATACAGCGTGCGATTGGCCCTGTCTTCTGGGGGCCAGTATTACGCGGCCGGGTTCGGCCTTGGGCTGGATAACAGCTCTGGCGCCCTACAATCCTCGTTCGTTGTCAGTGCCGACCGGTTTGCCGTGCTCAACACCGTGGCGGGCAATGTTCTGACTGCCCCGTTTGCGGTGGTCAACGGGCAGACCTTCATCAGCGATGCGTTCATTCAAGACGGCTCTATCACCAATGCAAAGATTGGTGAAGTGATCCAGTCGAATAACTGGGTTTCAGGCCAGGCGGGATGGGCGATATCGAAAACGGGTTACTTCGAAATGAACGGCAACACGCCTGGTGCCGGTCGGATCGTTATTACCAGCGCTGGGGTAAAGGTCTACGACCAAAACGGAACCTTACGTGTTCAGCTTGGCAATTTGGGGTGAGCGATGGCTTATGGAATGAGAGTGTGGGGCGCCGATGGCGCCCTGCAACTGGACGAAAACTCTTTCACTATTCGAGTAGTGCTGTCTCAGGTAGTCAGCTTCGGCACTGAACGCGGAGTGCAAAGTTTTTCAGTACCAGGATGCACGCCGGACAATGCGAATGCCGTTGTTATACCCATAGGAAACTACGGTAGTAATGATCGACAGTTCGAAGTCTTGGTGGGAAACGGTGTTGTTGAGGTAGCGAATTGGATGAGGAATTCGCCCACCATATTCAACACGGCTTCGGGCTCGATGCGACTCATTGTGATGAGGTTCAAATGACGTACGGCCTCAGCTTCACCAACAATCAGAATACCATCATTCTTGACTCTGAGTTCGCCCGGCTTTGCGTCATCTCCGGAGGTCGGTACGCAGCTAACCAGGATGGTGGTCTTGGCTCGCTGACCACGTTCGTCAGGCCTGTGACCTCGCAAGAGCCCCCGTTGGTATTCATCCGGCCAGACACCACAAACGTCATCGCCGCAGCAGGGAAGATGTATTTGACGGGAGGCCCGGGGAATTGGACCGGGTTTTATGTCAGGACTTATGGAGTTACCACGGCGCAGCCAAACGGGCGTTACTTTGTGGCGGCATTCGCGGCCCAACCTGTGGCCAACTATGGGTTGAGGTTATGGGACGGGGCAGGAAAGTTGCTCTTTGACAGCGGGACACAGGCAGCCTTGTTCACTCGATCATTTTCGAACTGGACGTACGTTAAGTCCGAGCAGACACCCACGACCTCTTATCGAAACTATTATCGAGTGGATTTCAATTTCCCTGAGAACGAATATCTCATGATTAATTCGTTCGGAATGACGTTGCTTTCAGGAGGTTCCGAAGGCAGAAACCTGTTCACTTGGTGGGACTTCGCAGGAGGAAATATGTATGCCATCACTGAGGCATTTAGTAATCCCTACGATTTCCATCTTCCTGCGGTGTTCGCAAAGATAGCTGCGTGAGCGGCCAGAAAACGGCTACACAACCATTACCGGTAGAAACTTTACAAACCATGGAGCGCTACCATGCCTTACATCGTAATCAACACCAGCAACAGCTATGACCCAAGCAACCAGACCGAGTACGCCACCGAGGCAGAAGCGGACGCCAAGGCCCGCGAGATCCTGCAGGCGTTCCCCCAGTCCAATATCCGGACCGCTCAGCTGCTGAACAGCTATTCAGCGAAGGTGACCATCACCTCGAAGGCAGTGCCTGAGACACCAGCCGAACCGGACCCCGCGCCGGCTGAATAATGCAGAAGCTGACCATGCCCGCCGAGTGCGGGCTTTTTTTCGTCTGGAGAAAGTGATGGACGTGACTGAAAAAGATCGTGATGTGCTCGCGCGGACCCTGTGGGGCGAAGCCCGCGGGGAGGGGCTGGCGGGGATGATTGCCGTAGCTTGGTCGATCCGCAACCGTGTCGACGACGGCAAGGACAAATCATGGTGGGGCGAGGGTTACACCGGTGTCTGCCAGAAGCCGTACCAGTTCAGCTGCTGGAACAAGAACGACCCGAACTATCCGTTCCTGAGTGGCGCGAAGCCAATCCCAGCGGCGGAGTTCACGATGTGCCGTCTCGCTGCCGAGCAGGTCATTGGTGGGCTTAAGCCTGATCCAACCGGCGGCGCGACTCACTATTACGCGACCACCATGCCGAAGCCACCGGCCTGGGCAGCAAAGGCGAAGCAGACGCTGAAACTCGGGCACCACATCTTTTTCAGGGACGTGCCATGAGCCCAGCCACTGCGCTTTATCTGAAGGTCGGCGGCGCGCTGGCGGTCCTGTTCATCATCGCGACGGCTCTCTACGGCGCTTATCACCACGGCGAATCGGTGGCCGATGCGCGCTGGCAGCTGAAGTGGGCTGATCAGCAGACGCTACAGGCGAAAGGTCTCGCCGCCGCCACGACCGAAAACCGAACCGAAGAACAGCGCCGCCAGACGGTGGTCAACCAGGTGGGAAATGATGCGAGACAACAAAAGGCTGTTGCGACTGCTGACGCTGTCAGTGCTGATGCTGCTGGCGACCGGGTGCGCGACCAGGCAGGAAAACTGGCTGCCAGCGCAAGTTGCACCACCGGCGATCCCGGCGCTTCCCAGCGAAGCGAAACAGCCACCCGCGCCGCAATGGTGCTTTCCGACCTGTTCCAGCGCGCTGACAAAAGAGCGGGAGAACTGGCAAAAGCTTATGACGCCGCCCGAATAGCGGGATGGGCCTGCGAGCAATCTTACAAGTCAGTAGCGGGCGATCGTGGCGGGTAACAGAGATTGCACAGCCTCTATCAGCGTATTGATAGGCCATGGCTTCTGAAGGTAGGTCACGCCCTCCGGAATGGATGACGTATCAAGTTCGTAGCCGCTGGTGAGAATGACCGGTACGTCAGGCCATTTATGTCGAACCATAGACGCGAGCTCCGCACCTTTGATCTGGCCCGGAACGCCATGGTCTGTGATGAGCAGTGAGCATTTTCCGCGGGATTCCACGACATGCATCAATGCATCGTCTGCTGTAACAAACGTCACAGTTTCTGCCTCAACGTCCACGAGGAGCTCAGTCATCAGCGTTCGTAGAAGGGGGTCGTCTTCGACAATCACGATCTCCCTGGCCGGGGGAAAAGTCTCCGTTCGGTCCGGTTTCACGACGTCCTCCAAACATGTGTGCCAGGCTGATTCAAAGCTCGCAGGGAGAAAAATAGCAGCCTTTCAGACGGTCAGCTACCGATGTTGCCGACAAATAATCTGTGCTAGTTAGGGCTTTTCACCAAATCAGCTTCTGCGGCTCAGTGCATGCCGTGCAACTCAGCTCCCCTAATCGTAAATTCACGGCGTTTTCGAATAGCACATACAGCGCTTCAATCTCAAAGTCATACAACCCGCTTAAAACCTCAAAGCCCCGCACGACACCTTCGGCGAGCAAGCCAGACTGAACGACAGTATTGTTATCACTGGCGTCATTTATTAACTTTAAAATCCGGAGACACTCAGCCTTCACTGAACCTGGCAGGTCATCTTGATCTAGGATCATCGCTGCCTCCGTTTGAAGGAATCGAGTTGTACTGTGGGTATAGGCTATTTGGAGCGCTTTGCGGTTACCACTCGGCATATCGGGCACTCTGCTATCGCGCCCATATTGCCAGCATTGCCGTCACGATCCATACACATAAAATGCCGCCCACACGGATTTGGGCGAAACCATGGACCTTCGACTTGCTGGGTTATCCTTTCTCCTGACCCTCACCTGGGTAGGCATCGTCCTGAGCCTGTTCTGGATCTACGTCTGATCCCTCCGTCGCAAATCACCTCATACAGTATTGACCCGTGCCCTGTGATTCTCGTTAACTGTACATATATACAGTTATGAGCTTTGCCATGCTTTTCGATCAACAGAAAATCTCTCTCGACCAGCTACTCAACATCCGCGCGCCTGGCACCTACCTAATAAAGGTGGAAGGCGACAGTATGCAGGGTGCCGGAATCTTTTCCGGTGACATCCTGATCGTGGACAAGGGTATGGAGCCCGCCGCCGGCAGAGTTGTGATTGCCCTGGTCAACCGCGATCCGCTGGTGAAATACCTGTCCTTTGTGGATGGAATGCCGGTGCTCACGTCGGCAAATTCCAAATACCCGGCGCGCTACATCCTTGAGAACGATGAATTCGAGGTGTGGGGCGTGGTCACCTACAGTATCCGGGACCACGACAAGAACTGATTGGGAGAGGGTACAGGTCGGCAGGACGCCGGGGAGGGTGCGTGACTTTTGCGTGACTTCGCGTGACTCTATGATGATCTATAGCTATTCGATTGCAGCGAGCGCCAGAGAAATCAACCATATGCCCTGTGTTTGCTTAGGTGCCGCGTGCATGGGGTGCTAGGGGTCGAGTGTTCGAATCACTCCGTCCCGACCATATAATCCAATGACTTAGCCCAATCTTCTCAGGTTGGGCTTTTTCATGCTTAGCGACTTTTGCGGGGAATCATCCCGTTTTCCTTTTCAAGATCGTCAGCACCGGGCCTCGCGAGTCGGTTGCCGATACTTTGTTTGCCTCCTCGATCAACTGCCCAAGCTCTGCGACAGAGTAATGGCTGGTGATGCTGCCGTTCTTGTGCCCGAGCAAAGCCTTGCGGTTTTCCTCTGCGACACCCGATGCCGGGGTGCTGAGTTCCGGTACCGGTATCTCTCAGCCCCGCCTCAATTTGCACACCTCCTCCTCGCGACAGCCCGTGCTCACCTTGAACAAGGCCGTCGTTTGCAAGTGCGCCGGCAACTCGCCGGACATAATCGACCTCTTATCCCGTGACATCGGGTAA